TATTTACCCACTCTCTCAGGCATTTCTGTGTTCCGATCTAATTAATATCGACCTGTTCTGGCGGGGCTTGATTTCAAAAAGATAAATTTGAAGATAGCCGATCCTGGAAGGAAGAGGGGAGATGGCGTAACTGGCGCGAGCAAATTGCCGCAAAATGTGACGAGTATGCGTTATGGAAGAGCGAAAGACGGGGTGTAATCCCTTTATTATGTATGGTTTTTGCGCGTGTTGGTGTAAAAAACAACGACTAAAAGGTGAGGGGTTGACGGGGTGGGCGCTTTTTCTTACCCTTTTACACCGTAGTCTCTCTCCTGAAAGCCGATATAGCTCAGTTGGTAGAGCAGCGCATTCGTAATGCGAAGGTCGTAGGTTCGACTCCTATTATCGGCACCAGAAAATTCAATTAGTTACGTGTTATTCGTACCCTCCTTGCTTTCCATGTGGGACAGATTTGGGACGCAATCGCCAAAAATCGAGTCGATTTGTTTGGCATGTTCGGTCAGGTGATTTGGTGCCAGGTGTGCATATCGGCGTACCATTTCGATAGACTCCCACCCGCCCATTTCCTGCAGCACAGATATCGGGACTCCGGCCTGAACTAACCAGCTTGCCCAGGTGTGTCTCAGATCGTGAAATCTGAAATCCTCAATGCCTGCTCGCTTTAATGCTGCCCGCCAGGCGGTGTTGGCGTCATACCGCATCTTCCTCACGGCTGGCGCTTTCGTTCCGTCCGGCTTAGTGCAGCTCTCCTTATATACGAAAACCCATTTGTGGTGACTTCCTATTTGTCTTTTCAGCACGCGACATGCAGTATCATTCAGTGCCACGCCAATGGCCTGATTCGATTTGCTCTGCTCCGGGTGTATCCACGCCACCCGGCGCTGCATGTCAATCTGCTGCCACTCCAGATTGATGATGTTCGACCGACGAAGTCCTGTAGCCAGCGCAAACTCGACAACAGACTTCAACGGTTCCGGGCATTCATCAATCAGCCTTTTGGCCTCGTGAGGCTCCAGCCACCGGATGCGTTTATTCTTCGGCTGGGGAACCTTGACGATCGGCGCCTTATCCAGCATCTTCCATTCACGTTCTGCTGCCCGAAGAAGCGCCTTGATAAATGAAAGGTGTGTGGCCTTTGTCGCCACCGATGCCGGGCGCGGAACGTAGTCAGGAGTTTCCTTGCCTTTCTTCGTCTGCGCCGCGTTCATCAGTTTCCAGTTTTCCTCATGCCTCCGGTTGATCATCTTCTGTATGGCGGCATAGATCCGCGATTCAGTGATGTCCTTCAGCTGCATGCCGGCGAAATGCTGGAGCCAGAATCCGATCCGGCTCTTGTCATCATCCAGCGACTTCTTGTGCGCCTTCTCCTCAAGCCACCTGACACAAGCATCCTCAAATGTCATGTCAGGCACTTCACCCAGCTTGCTTACCCGCCAGGCTTCGGCCTTTAACTTGTCATGGAGTTCCGTGGCCTGCCTTTTGTCCTTTGTCCCAAGAGACTGCTTAAATCTTTTGCCGTCCGGCAATGTGAAGCTGGCGTACCAGGTTTCACCTCTGCGGAAGAGTGACATATTAATTCCTCTCGTATGCCATCGCCCGCGCTCACCTGGACAGTATGCAGCGGTGACTTGAGCGCCGCAATGCAGGCCTGTCGGGTTGTGAGGTAAGGGGATTTTGGTTTAGATGGGTCTTTGCGGGTTGCCTGCAGTCTGCCGGTGCGGATCCAGTTCGCAGCTGTCGGTCTGGATATCTGTAGAAATGCGCAGGCCTGATTGAGTGTTAAGCTGAGTGACTCCACCGCGACCTCCTATGCATACCACTTGTCGATTTCATCGTATTCCTTTACGACATCTTCATATCCCAGCGCCTTAAGCAGGTCGCATATCACATCATCTGCGTTGCAATGCGCGATTTCTTTATCACCCAAGCTCTGCAGAATCTTTAATTTGTTGATAGCCTCTTCACGCGTCATAGGTTTCTCCAGGAAAAAAGAAGCCCTCGCAATGGAGGGCTGAAAGGGGGATAACGTGGCAGTGCATTCGCACCCAATAGCCGACTCGATGGAACCGGCTATCAGTTGCGTCAATCTTCGTCGACATCATCATCCCAGTCTTCGTCGTAATACGGCGAGGCCAGCAGGGGATTTGTTGCTGACAGCATTTCACCTGCTGAACCCTGCCTTTGAAGTCGACGAAGAGCTTCGTACAGCTCGAATGCCTCTGTTCGCTCATCACCAATGCCGAGGGAACACGCTACCTTGTGCGCCTCTGTAACCAGAGTTGACAGCTGACTACGAATATCCTGAATAGTGCTCATATATCTCCTCATGCCGCACGCATAGCGCGCAGCCGTTTGATATGTTCTGCTGTTTCAATTTCTTCTTCGATAAGCGCGGCCTCTGCTTTGGTCAGAGGTTCGAACTCGTTTTGAAAGCGCATCATGCTGGCGATGCCGCGGCGACCCTTCCGGGTGTAGTGGACGACTTCATGAGTGGCGCGGAGGATTTTGCATGGAGAGCCGAACAAATCGGCATACCACGTATTAGGCTGGATTATCCTGAACATTGGATGACCCCTGCATTTTGAGGAAGGTAATCATTGCGGCTCGGAGTGGGTGTGGATGTGCTTCTCCGTCAATCTGCCATTCAACACCGTCAACCCAGTACGCATCTGAGGACGCAAGCCACATGCCATGCTCATACTTGACGAGTGAAATGCCATTGTTTTGAATAATCGGCCATGCGTCCGCCGGGTTGTTGCAGTAGTCATTGATGACCAAATAACCAGAATCAGGGTTATTTGCATTGTCTCTCGTTAATTTTGACACTTCGCAGTTAATCTCAAAGTCACTCATCTTGCTGTAATCCATCACTCTTCATCCTCCAGGTCAGCCACGGCATCCATTACATCGGATCCGCGAATCATCTCAAACGCCCGGCAAGCCATTTCAAAACACAGCCGCTCATGTGGGTGAGGTGATTCCCAGTACTCGAACCCAGCGCGATGCGAATAGCCCTGCATGGCGTAAAACTCCCCAGCCAGTTCTATTGCGGCGTCAACCAGCTCGCGATTGGTCATTAACTTTTTCACTGAATCCCCCTCTGCTTATTCCGTAACTCCATCTCACCCTGGCATTCCACGCACATCGTGCATCCCGGATACGCTTTCCGGCGAGCATCACTGATCGCTTCATCGCACTCAGCACAGTGCGTTGCCGATACCGCATCACGGTTAATCCTGTGAGCGCTCAACGCAGCATTACGCTGCAACTCTTCGACGGCTGATGCGTCGTCTGCAAAATCTGCCATTAGCGTGCTCTCCTGCGTTTCTTGGCTGCCCGACGAGCTGATGCAACTCCAGTTTTCCTGCTGCCAGTCGGATGAGTATTGCTGGCAAAAAATTGAGGAGATACTTCAGCGGGCCCCCACGGCTTAACTGGCGCCGACAGAGCAAGCATGGATACCGCTATTGCTAACATTGATTTCTTCATGGTCACTCCCGGAACTGGTCATTGATGCGGCTGACGGCAAACGCCAGCAATAAAAAAGGCCGCATTAGCGACCCGGTGATTTGTGCTGTCATGAGAGTCAGGCCGTTAGTTCGTCGGGAATATTTACTTCGTCACCAAGCTTCAGGGATACCAGCGCCCGGCAGAATGATTCCAGATAGGTAAGGCCATAACCTATTCCAGTTTTCGATACGTCATCCTCAAAGGTTGATATTTCTGTACGTATCTTTGCCTGGCAAATGGTGATTACTGGCGAATGAGCTTCAATCAACGGTCCTCCATGCTGCCATTCCGATGATGGATAAAATCTGTGTAGCGAATGTCCATTTGAGACTACGCACCCACCGCCAAGATTAATCCTCGGCCTTATTTCACCCACAGCTAAAGCCACAGCCAAATCCAATAAATCGCCTCGCAGTTCTTCCGTTTTAATCTTCACGCAGCCTCCCGCTTAACCAGTAACTTGGTGCCAAACTCCATCAGCACATCGCGCTCCACTGTCGTAAACTCACAATGAGTTCTTGGATAGGGCCGCCAAATAATCAGGATGGAGCCTTTGCTGTTACCGCTGACCGGTTTGCCTGTGACCGGGTTGATGAATGCCAGCCGCCCGGCAGTTATGAATCGCACCTCGCTGGCCGTCTCGACAGCCTCACGGAACCACCCGACGGACGTATCAGCCGGAACCAGCATGACGGTGCCGATCTGGTTCTTACTCTCCGCTGCGGCTTTCTTCACGAATGGCGTGATGTCGCTATAAGGTGGATTCAACCACGCGTATCCTGGAATGGTGAGGTAATCGGCCCATGGCGTTTCCAGCGTGTTCTGCTCGACTGTGATGAACTTGCGACACAGCGTGTTGTGAGGAGCTGCTGCTGCGTCCAACTGAAAGCAGAACTCAGCATCGAGCGCGGCGAACAATGCCGGTGGCGTACGCCATAAATCACGCTGATCTGCTGGCGTATTACTTCCGGTGTAATCGGTCATGCCGCCTCCCACTTAGTTACCGCCTCTGGGTCATGCTTATCCCACCCGTTGCGCTCGATATTGGCCTGCAGGCGGCGATCACCCACCTCCTCCATGCTGCGCCCGGTCATCTGTGCGACCTGGTTATTGTTGTAGCGCCACAGGAGCGCCAATTCTTCTCGTGACCACTGTTTCATCAGTCGTTCCTCACATGACCGAAGCGACCGATATAGTCACGGTCACGGTCGGTTAAATTCGCTCTCATAGCTCATGCATCGCCACGGACAAGCCGCAAGCTGATGCTTTCTCGCTTGCACATTTGGCGGAGTGACTCGTATGAGCGGTTGATTTTTCTGGCGATATGCTTTGAATGGATGGAGCCGGCCATTTCCCTGACAGATGCGATGTCTGATACATCCCATGGCCTTCCGTGGCTCATTTGGTTAGGTCGCAGCTCGTATACGTCCTTACGCTTGTACATTCCCTTCAAGCTCCTTTTTGCGGATGCCGTATACCTCGTTGAGCTTTTTCTCATGCTCAGGGTGCGCTGCTAATGCCGCCTTCGCCCGGCTGTAAGCCGCCTCGAGCGATGCAAGGTCAGCCTTGATTGCGTTGTCACTGAACCAGGTTAGAATTGCCTGCGGATCGGTGATTTTTGGCTGTTGTGATGCTGCTTTTGTTTGGACTTCCAGCTTCTCTATGTGGAACTCTGAGCGCCGACCTTTTGCAGTGGCCAGCATTAACGAAAATGCCGCGTCAATGTGGCTCATTGCCTTTATCTTGATTCCGCCAACCGCAACGCCGCCAAACTTAACGCTTGGGTCGCCATAAAGAGTCAGGGATCGACCAACCCATGAATGCCCGTCACAGCCCCATCCCTCAACCAGAATCTTGCGCATTGTTTTAGATGGCTTGTACGGTTTGCCGTCATATCCTTCCAAATGAATATGTACCGGCTGCTCGTTATTACCTCTGCGAACAGCCAAAACAACAGCCGTAATGCTTCTGGACTGAACATCCTCAAAATTAAGCTGATCTGACTTTGGAATTATTGTTTGTGAGACATCCATCATAAAAACACCTCATCTGAATATTTTTCATCCAGCAGATAGGCTGGCACGTTAATTTCGTTGGATGGCAGGACGATCCCCTCGTATTTAATGGTTTCATCCTCCATGCATTCTTTGATTTTCCATAGCGCGGAGAACATCTGCTGGCGACCGAGCTCTAACGACTCCTCGCCGATGTAGTACATGCAGTTGCGATAAGGGGCAGTGTTCTCGATGGCGAAGAATGCAAACTGATTGCGTTCGATGCCGGTCGCCAGCTTGAGAACGTAGAGATAGAAGGCCGCCTGAATGTGATAGCGATACTGGCCGAATGCGTTGCTGAATCCGCGCTCAGTGGCGTCGCGGCAGCTCTTAACATCCAGCGGGTATGGCGCATTGTCTGCCAGCCGGTCAAAGCGGCATTTCAGATCAAGGCCTGTTTCTTGGCAGGTGGCGAACATCGAAATCTCAGACGCTCCTGGTGACGCCATGTAGTCCATAAAGTCGTCATTCATCCGCGACGATTCGAGCATCCGGGTTACGGTTTCAACTTCACTGCCAACCAGTATGTATTCCGGGTTAGTGCATGACGCTTCCAACTTGTATTCCTTTGACGCCCTTGAGGTCACATGAGCCATCAGCGTGTAGTCTTTCCTGAACAATTCAGGTTCGAGCAGGGCTGCGTGAATGGCGCTGCCGAGGTGGGCAGACTTGCTGCCCTTGAATGGGTTGAAATAGAGATTGGCCGGGCTGTCGCTGACTGCCTTAACCGATGTTGAGCCAATAGCTGGGTCGGCATGATAGTCCGCGTTGGACATGCCGCGATAAACACCTGCTTTCATGGTTTTATTCCTGTCAGAATGGGCAGCCGGTGCGGTGCTCCCAGTCATGCTCCGCCTGGGCGTAGGCCAATGCCGAAACGAAGTCGTTATATGCCTCGGCAGCTTTATCGCTGCGAAGTCCCTCGTATGGGCTGGAGTCGATCGGCACGGAGAAGTGGAAGAGTCCGGACGGCTCTTTTGGCATCATGTCGATGATTTCCTGCGCCCGGTCTTCGATCCACTTCTCTTTCTCGTCGGTTAACTGCTGCTCGACCCAGCGACGATCCTCTATGTGGTCGTATGCGCGATATGCGGCCATGGGTTACTCCTGAATTCTGTTCGTGCGTCACCCGGCACCGATTGGCTGCCAGATGTGAAATGGGGTGGGGGTTACTCGGTTGGCGGAGGTGGTAGGGGCATCCAGTGCGTTACCTTACCTGGCACGACATCGTGGCAGTCGAATGATTTCCAGTCATCGCCATCCCACCAACCCTGCCCGATATCGAAGCCGTTGGACGTGATTACTGTCACCATCACTTCAGGCATCCTTTCACTGCACTTAATCCATTCCATTGCAGCCTCCACGCTTATATCTCGGTATGCCCATAGCTACGCGCATCTTTTCCATGGCTCGCTGCCAGAGCTTCCCGTCGCCAAGAACCTGAGCTATTGCCAGCTCACCCTGGGCCACCTGTAACAGGTAATGATTGATGGTCATGATTGTTTCTCCACCTGCTCAAGCAACCCGGCAAAAGCCATCTGCTGACGGTTCAGGGTTATGGATTCACGCGGCTTATCGACTGAACTCAGGCGCCACTCGTTATCGTTTAACTTCGATGCGGTGTACTGCTTGCCGTTGTGGGTGACGGTCATGAGGCCTCCCGCTTTTCTTTGATGTCGGCGCGGAGGTGAATCTCTTTTCCATCAGCTGCCGGAAACACCAGAACATCGTCTCGAACCGCGAGAAGGTGGGCCACTGCGAAGAGCGCCTCGTCAGTCACATCAAACTTCTCGCCAGTGAACTGACGAACTCCGGGCGCCAATTTGCTTGGCTTTGACCGACCCGCAAAAATACGCTTAGTCAGCCCTGAAAAACCTACAGTAATTGGATTGCTCATAATCATCTCCGCGCTTAAGCCGCGCCGCTGAACGTTAAAAAACCCTGCGCATATAGCGTTTTATTTCCGTTGGCGGTGGATGGCCGCCGTCTCATAACTGAGCAACCTCTGTGAAGTTGCTGGGGTATGAGGTAATAAAAAACCCGCCGGAGCGGGTTATTCAGATGCTGCTTTCAACTTGTTGAGGAGGTTCGACGCCGCCTCTGCATCAGGCCTTGTGCAGCAGTCGAACACTGCATAGCTCAGCTCGCCAATGTGCTTGTAAACCGTCCAGAACTTCGCTTCTTCATCACTCACGCGCTCAACTTCACCATCGCGCTCAATCGCGCCATGAACGAAATACTCATCCATACCCTTACCCTCTGTAGTTACCCGCTAAAAGGCCGCGTTATGCGTCCTGTTCAACTTTCTTAAGCGCTGATGTACGCGGGAAGTATTTCTTTGGTTTTGCCTTAGAGCCAGATGGAGGCGGCACCTCAACCACATAGCGATCTGGCTTCCCTTTCGCTGAGAGAACGCTGATTACGGTTCCCGTCTTGGTTTTCCAGCTGCCAGCTGCCTGACTCTTCCATGTCACAACGTCACCTTTCTTAAATTCCATACCCCCACCCCTTTGTTTATTCACCGCAGGCCACTCGACCCGCTCGATTCGTTATGTGCGTAATGCTTGCGCCGGGCATCGCGTATCTTCTCCAGCTCGCAGTTCTTCGCTGACTGGTGATACTTGCTGATGTGGCAGACCGGTGTGCGTGGATCGAAGTCACGACCGCATACCGGGCACTTGATGCTGTTCTTCATGGGCCACCTCAGCGAGCGGTGACTTGCTTGGAATTGCGATAACCAGCTGCATAGAGAGCAACCTCTGGCAGGCAGCTGGCACCGCCTGTGTTTGATTCGCGCAGACTGCCGAGCGAAGTGGCCCGTAGTACGCGATTACTGCAACCCTCTGACAAGCGTGAAAATGCACGCTCTATCTTCTGGCAATACTCTTTACGCTCGCGGTGCTCAGCTGCGCGTTTAGCCTTGTAACGCTGTCTTGAGTTCATATCAGTGTCCTCAGTAAGTGCTTGGGGGTGTGCTGGGCTACTGCTTTTCTGCGCTCAAAGCAGCTTGGCGAGTCTTGCTTGCATCCGTCTTGGCTAAGCGCACTCACAGCGCTACTCAGGTGGTTTAGCTTGCATCTCGTATGGCTCATCCAGCCACACCCCGAAGCACTTTCTTCGGCCTCCCCGCAACAGGGAGGAATCATGTTTTTAAATAAGCAGCCAGACTTCCTGTCCGGCGCGGCTCAACTTCCTGTGCCGCATCGATGTTTCGTTTCGATGGACTTATAATAGCTATGAGTATTATTAATAGCAATACGTATTGATATTAAGTAATAGCAAATAATATTAAAGTCATGATAACTAAATGAATTTATTTTTGTAAAATGTGCATGCTATGCTGAGAAAAAGATCAGAAGAGGTGCCGTATGAACATCAACGAAGATAATGCTGGCCTGATTCTCAACGCCTTAGGGCTGGCGGTGGTGGATTTGATTATTAGCGGCACCCCGATCAGCAGGGATAACCTGGTGGAGAGGCTGGAGCGTACCCGTCATGAAACCGGCAATGTGATAGGGAAAGGGGCAAACAGGGATGCGGCGGAGTTGGTGAGGAAGGGGCAATAAAAAAGCCCGCACGGGCGGGCAGGTAGTGTTGCGATAGTTATTATTATCAGCTTCAGGCTGGATAGTTATCGGCAGAATGGCGGATAGCTTTATGGGTGGGCAATAAAAAACCCGGCGCTGTGGCCGGGTTGTTAGGCGACGAGTGATTCTATCCAGGTGTCTCTACTGTGGAAAGGAAGCACTAAAGCCGTGTCATTGAAAAGCAACGATAACTGCTGTAACTCCGGCGTTAACCCATCACTATCAACAATTACAAATCTGTTGCTTATGGCTGGGACTGCCTGGCTCAAGTCGACTATCTTACCCACGGTGGAGTGCGCGGTATTCCAGCCTTTACTGCTGGATAAGCTGACTGTAAACCCTCGCTTTGGTGCTACAAGTGGAGACTCATTTCTTAAGGTTAATGGGACGGTAATGTTATGCCCGCTAATTCCCCGCACCTTCTCTTTAAGAGCCAACCTTGTGCCAATACCCACGGATTTTAGATAGCTAATGACGCATTTTTCAAACTTATCATCTTTAACTTCCGCATACCAATCAGCGGTTTGAGCTGACGCCAGAAGCCCGCCTCTTATGACGCTAGCTGTAACTTGCCCGACGGAAAGCTCGTCAGCCCAAGCGGATATTTCGCCAGCATCATTCAAAGTGATCCCCTGCGATGCAAGAGATGACCTTATCAAGTCAATTTTCTTTTTTGTCAGGTGGATGCCTCGAGCCTCAATGTTCATCAGCGTGTCGCAGTAGTCGGTGATCCTGTACTGCCCACTCATTTCTTGAACAAAGACGCTGATTTGTTCGCTGTCGTCATAGTAAGTAAATGGGCTAACAACGCGCAGCAACGTGTCGCTCATAGGGTGACATTCAAACCCGAGCTTAGATATTACAGTTGAACACGTTACATTTCCCATGATAGCTGACCTGATTTATCTTGATTTGGTAAAGGCGGATGGCCTTCATAAGTGATATTAAGCGCCAGGCAAAAATAATTCCAGTAGCCCAAAAAGTCATCCGGACTGATGTCGGTATCTAGTCTGAGTGCTATCTCCTCTCCGGCCGCTTCGAAGTACATGTGATAGTGCGGGCCGCGAGCAACCTCAACAAAGTCAGGATGATTAATGATAGATCGATTGCGGTGAGGTTTATTGTCAGCCGGGTACGGATCGAGAGCATAAATTCGCTTATCGTGAAAAAACATGACAAACGAAAGTTTCACAATATCAACACCTTCAACGATTGGTGCGCGCCAATGCAGCATAAATCTTATGCCTGTTATTGGGTTGCCATTTTCATCAAAAGCTTTGAGATCTAATTTGAACCAGATCGGGGTTCGGCCCTCACTTCCATTCCAAGTAACACCGTTGAACGTTACCTGTTTGGGGCGAGAAATGGCCTGATCAACCTCTTTCTGGGTAGGCTTAAAATCACCTTTTTTAGCCACTGATTGATATCATCCTGAATATTATTGTCATGTGAGTGCTTATGGCAGTTCAATCTCAACTCACCAACTATGCGCCGAACAAAACACCTTGCCGGGCTGCCGATCGTTAAAGCTTGTTGTAAGCAATGGATTCGTGGATCAGCGCCTTGCCCATGATGTACAGCTGATCTTGATTTTCTTCTGTCACATACCAGTCTTTGTACGCCGGGTTATCGGAAAGTACAGCCAGCTGCAGACCCTGCATTTGCAGGCGCTTAACATGGAAGTGCTGCCCGAAGACAAAAGCATACACACCGTCAACCTTGAAGTTTCTCACTGAAACGTCGAAGAAGAGCCGATCACCAGACTGAATGGTCGGGCACATGCTGTCACCGTCTACAGTCATCACCTTCACGTCATGCTGAGTGCGATTCCCAAAAAGAGAGCGCGCGTGCTCAGTAGTGAACTCTATAGCGTGCAGAACTTCTACAAATTCCGAAATCATGAAAGAGCCTGGCCCCGCACTAACAGTCATGTCGAGAACATCGACGCGGAAAACGCCTGGAAGAGAACTTGTAGGCGCGATAGACAATGGTTGTTGACCGTCGCTTCGCATTGGGCCTAGTCCAGTAGAAAGCCACTCCGTGCGAACACCAAGCGCATTAGCGATCTCGACAATTTTTGTTGAACCACGCGCATTGCCACTGGTCAGTCTCCAGATCGTTGGCTGAGCAACGCCAGACGCCTTAGCAAGCGCCCCCTGAGACATCCCCGATAGTTCCATTGCCTGATTCAGGCGTTCTGCAAGAGTTTCGTTTTTCATGATTTTTAATTTATACGCTTGCGTATTGATGGTCAAAACACGTTTCGCTATTGATAAAATCAATACGCATTGCTATTATCAATCTCGACCAATACTCAAAGGAATTGGATATGATGAACAAAGTTATTCAGCGAGCGGTGAACATCGCTGGTAGCCAGAAGAAGCTGGCAGACCTCTGCGGTGTCGCTCAACCAACCGTGTGGCGCTGGTTGCATGGTGGTGGCATCGACGCGCGCTATGTCATGCAAATCGTTAACGCCACTAACGGCAAAGTAAAAGCTACAGAGATTCGACCGGACCTGGCTCAAATCCTGAAGGCAAGTTAAGAACCACCGCTCTTTAACAATGTGCTCGCCAGCCTGTTTCGGGATGGCAAAAACATTAACGCATCCAACGATGCGCACTAACTAATTCAATTAAAGAGACTGAACATGCAATCACTTACTTATCAACAGAGTATCGGATTTTCTCCGGGCGTGATGATAAATCGCGCTCAGCAAAAACAGGAAGATAACCACGACGCGATCCGCAACGCAATCCGCTCATGGGCAGCAGTACAAGGTCAGGATGTAGTGACGATGCTGATCGTCAATGAGTACCGGGAGCAGGGCGGGGTGGATATCACCTTCCCGGCTGATTTAAGCCGTCAGCGCCAGAAGCTGTTCCGTTTCCTCGACAATCGCTTCGACTCAGAGCAGTACCGCGAGAACGTACGCCAGCTGACACCGGCAATCATGGCCGTTCTGCCGCTGGAGTATCGCGAGAAGCTGATGCCGGAAGACAGCCTGATGGCTCGCCTGGCACGACTGGAGAAGGAAACCAGCGAGGCGAAGATTGCCATAGCCATGAACGCACCGCGTCACCAGAAGCTGAAAGAGTTAAGCGAGTCGATCGTGGAGATGTACCGCGTTGACCCTGGCTTAACCGGGCCGCTGATGGAGATGGTGCAGATGATGATGGGGGTTGTATGAGAGGCCCAGAAAAAGCGAAAGCCCTTGAAGCGGTAACTTCAAAGGCCTTCCCAACACTGTGTTACGTCAACACATCCAACAGGAGTCATTTTAATGGTTAAGCGCAGAAAGTACCAGGAAAAAGAGGAGCGACGCCATCCAGATTCGCCAGACGGTCTTATAGTCGCAGCGTCCAAGAACCAGGCATTCGCAGAGCGCCTGATTGGGGTTATCCGCATCGCAATGGCTAAGTCAGGGGTGAAGCATGGGCGTCGTTAAGCGTTTAGAAGACTACAGATCGCCGCCGGCGGTCGTGGAGCAGAAAGTGGCGCAGCTTGAAGATGGTTTCTTGCGCCTGGCTAATGAGCTACTTGATGCCACCATGTGCTCAGGTCTCCCGGAAACTGAGCTGTGCATCGTAATGGCCGTCTGGCGTAAGACATACGGGTTTAGCAAGAAAATGGACTGGATCAGCAATGAGCAGCTTGAGGCGATGATAGGCAAGCATCACACCCATTGCTCCTCTGCCAAAAGCAGTCTCATCAGGAAGAAGGTCCTTCTTCAGGAAGGTCGCAAAGTTGGAATGAATACCAACATTTCTGAGTGGAAAACCAAAAATAACGGATTCTGCAAAACATTAGCGGAAGTTGCTAAGAAAAGATTAGCAAGTTCAGCTAAGCCACCTAAGCAGAAGTTGCTAACCACAAAAGACAATAACCAAAAGACAATAAATACAAATACCCCCTTACCCCCTGACGGGGGCGACGATGGAAGCGAAAAGCTTTCTCCCAGAAACAAGGTCAGCATCGACTACGAATCCTTCCTGGCAGCCTACAACACCGAGGTGGGCGAAAAGCTCCCACACGCGGTTGCGGTCAACGAGAAGCGCAAGCGTCGTCTGAAGAAAATCATTCCACAGCTCAAGACGCCAAACGTCGAAGGGTTCAGGGCATACGTCCGGGCGTTCGTCCATCAGGCAAAGCCGTTTTACTTCGGTGATAACAACACTGGCTGGACAGCAGACTTCGATTTTCTGCTGAGGGACGACACGCTGACCGGTGTTCGGGAAGCAAAATTCGCTGACAGGGGGATGGCATGAGACAGGATATCGAAGCAAGCGTGATCGGCGGGCTGCTGCTCGGCGGACTCACCCCGTCCGCAAGTGACGTTCTCGCCCGGATGGAAGCGGATGCATTCACTATCCCGGTCTACCGAAAAGCCTTTGAGGTTATCCGCAAGCAGGCCAGGAACCGCAAACTGATTGACGCCCTGATGGTTGCCGAAGAGTGCGGTGACGCGCACTTCGCTGACATCATGGAAACCGCTCGGGCATGCCCCAGTGCCGCCAACCTGCGCGGATACGCCGGGATGCTTAGCGATCAGCATCAGCGACGCATGTTCCTGAGTGCAATCGACGAGCTGCGCGGCGACGTAAGCAACGGAACGCTTGATAACGCAGCCTCGGCAATGGACGAGCTAATGCGCCGCCTGAGCGCCATCAGGAAGCCCAAAACTGAGGTTGCCCCGGTACGGCTCGGTGATGTGCTGGACGACTACACCGACACGCTGGAGAACCGGCTTAAAAACGGCGATGAGTCCGACACCCTGAAAACCGGGATCGACGAGCTGGACGCCATCACTGGCGGGATGAACGCGGAAGACCTGGTGATTATCGCGGCTCGCCCGGGCATGGGTAAGACTGAGCTGGCGCTGAAGATTGCGGAAGGGGTGGCAAGTCGTCCTATGCCTGGCACCGAAAGTCTGCGCGGTGTGCTGATTTTCAGCATGGAGATGAGCAACCTGCAGATCGCCGAGCGCAGCATTGCCGGGCGGGAAAACATGTCCGTCAGTGTGCTGCGTAACCCAGCAAACATGGGTGACGAAGGTTGGGCGCGGGTATTCAACGCTATCTGCCACCTGAAAGACCTCGATGTCTGGATGGTCGATGCGTCGAAACTGACTGTTGAGGAGATCCGCAGCATTGCCGAGCGGCACAAGCAGGAGCACCCGTCACTGTCGCTTATCCTGGTTGACTACCTCGGCCTGATATCCAAACCGAAAGCAGACCGTAACGACCTGGCGATCGCCCATATCTCTGGCAGCCTGAAAGCGATGGCGAAGGATTTAAAGTGCCCGGTCATCTCCCTGAGCCAGTTGTCACGTGACGTTGAGAAGCGCCCGAATAAGCGCCCGACCAATGCCGACCTGCGCGACTCCGGCAGCATTGAGCAGGACGCCGACAGTATCATCATGCTCTACCGCGAGGCTGTGTACGACGAGCATTCCCCGGCAGCGCCATATGCCGAGGTCATCGTGACCAAAAACCGCTTCGGCACCCTCGGCACCGTTTACCAGAAATTCGTGAACGGTCACTTCATGCCATGCGATCAGGACGAAGTTCGCCGCATCTCAACCAGCAAGCCATCAACCGGACGCCATCACAGAGGGGCTGACGTATGAAAGCTAACGGTCATAACGCTGAAATCATCCAATACGTAACCAAACACCCCGGCTGCTACATGTCTGATATCCGTCGCGACACAGCCATCAAGAAAGGGGCGATAGCTTCGGCATTAACCGAGCTGACCAGGGTTAAAACTTTGCGTCGTGAGGGCTTCGAGAAGCGCTACCGCTACTTCGTTGTGAGACCGGAAGACCGGCCAGTAGTCGCGCCGAAGCGGATTCCAAAGCAGCCCAACCGTGACACAGCCAACCCTCTTAACAACCTATTCAATCAGTGCCTGGCTTCTGTCAGGGGCGGGAGAGCATCAGCATGAGCATCAGAGAAGAATTCGAATACGAAGCAGGTAAGGCGCTAAGCCTTCCGGTATCAATCATTGAGCAGGCCCGCAAAGGGGATCGCTACGACCATGATTTCGACAGCATGAGTTTAATGCAGCCGCTAAATGGGTGGTGGCACTGGTGGCAGGCCGGTCGTGAAGGTCTGGAGTCAAGGCTCAAATCCGCTGAGAGCAACGATATTGATGCCCGCTGCCATGTCGCCGAACTCGAAGCCAAGTGCGCGGCGCTGGCTACTGAGAATGCGGCGCTGAAAGCGACGAGTGATGACCGACGTATGTTCATCATGAATGCGGTGCAGCTTGGCTATATCAAAGTGCCGACTGTGGAAACAGACCCGGCACTTGAAACCATTCGCGTTGCTGTGTCGCCGCAAGAACCAACCCCGGCCACCGACGCCTTCCTGGCTGAAGTGCGGGCTATCTCGCTGGAAGACTTCGCGGACGTGATGGCGGAAATCGGTAATTATGATGCAGCAAATTATGCGACCAAGCACGCTCATAAAATTCGCCAGGAGGCAGCCCAATGAGCAACATCAACAAACAGGCGCTGCTAATCGAAAATGGTCAACTTGTTGCCGATACGCTCCGCCACTTAGCGAATAACGAAATCGACTCTGATTATTTCGCCATTGTGTCAGAGAGTGAAAACGGCACAGAGATTGAGCAAGAGTTGGCTATCACCGATTACGCGATGCAGGCAGCAGGAACGGTGGGCGAACTGGTGAAGGCGCTGGAATCCGCGCAGGAATTGGTAGAGCTTCAGCGCTTCAAGCTTGAGCGCCAGGCAGAGGATTTACACCAGGCTAAATCGCTGGAAAGCATCCACAGAGATAAACGCTTCGAAGTGGAGCGAGAGTTCAGCAGCTACAAAGATAACGCTGAGCGCAACACAAGTCGGCTGGCTCAAGAGGTGTGTCGGCTCGAAGATGAGCTGGAATCCGCAGAGAAGGAGTTAAGCTCATGCAAAAATCTTCTGGATAAAATCAAGTCGAATTCATGTCACGTTGATACATCGGCAGGCGCTTTTATCCCTAACTCACTGGACGCGTGGGGAAGGCCGGTACCGCAATATTTACCATATGATTTTTCAGGCAATCCAGGTGCTAGCGCAACGCAATATTGCAATGGATGGAATGACGCCGGTGGTTACTGGCTAAACCACATTACATATTTACAAGAATGCATCCGCGCCGCTGGCATCATCACCCGGGTGGGGGAGTAGGGATATGGCTAACAATGAAATCCTGACAGTAACACGCATTGGTCGTGCCGATGGCGATTACGGATGCTACTGCCCTCACTGCGGCAAACCAATGTTCTTCTCTGAGGATGATCTTGATGATATTCGCGGCTCCCAATACCAGCACACGCGAGTTATAAGCCTCAGAACAGGTGAGCGGTGTGATGGCTGGCTGGAAGTTTCAACTGACGCCGGTTATTCACGAATTCTTTTTGACCAGGGTGAGGACTAACCCATGACCAAATTCACCAAAGAACGCTTAGAGCGAGTTATTAGCCTCGATGATATTTATGACCCGGAGTTAACAAAAGCTATGGCTCGTCAGCTTCTCGCCAGCATGGAGCAAGAGCCGGTGGCGTGGTTGCTGTCAGGAGGCGGGGCAAAAAATGACGTTCGATTCGATAGTAGCAATGCTTATGCTGACCCATTGCGTGAGGTGACACCACTCTACGCAGCACCGCAGTTACCGCAGCCAGCGGTGGCCATAACTCAGCATTTCGACACAATCGCACTTGATACGGCAAAGATGGTTATGTGCGATGTGAATCGCCGCGATGAGTTTTTGGGCGGTGATATCCAGTTGCTATCCCGCATTCAATGCCGCATTGACGAAGCCTGCCGAGCCGCCATGCTTCAGGGTGCCGAACCTGTAAGCCAGCCTTACACGTTGCGCGATGGGTGGGTGGCTGTGCCGGTTGAGCCGACAGAGGAAATGAACAAGGCAGGTTGGGCCGCTATGAACGAGCACGATGCTATCAACCCAACATACAGGGCCATGCTGGCAGCAGCGCCGGATTTTCGGGAAATCTCAAATTCGTCAACCAAACATTTTCGGGAAAACGAGGAAACGTCTACCAAATGCCCAAAATGTGGAGGACGAGGCAGTTATCACTGCCCGCAAATGCTCGGCACGGTTGAGTGCGAATGTACGCTAACAGCAGCACCGCAGCAGCAGTCGTAAGGCTATACACAACTTTTACATCTCTGGCGCACCTTAGGCGATAAACATGGTTATGATGGGATCTCCCAAGGAGTTCAGGAGGTGAATATGCGTTGTCCAAAATGCGGTTCTGGCGGTATTTCAAAAGAGAAAACACGCAGAGGATGGAGTGGTGATTATGTCTGCTGCCAATGCGGCTATAACGACGCCAAAGACGGATTTGAAGCGAAGGACGAGCCTCAGCTAAAAGTGACTAAATGGAAGCTGAAAGAGCAACCTAAGTCGATTTGATTCCGCATTATCAATAAGCCATAATATCTGTGCCGCCGGAGTTGAACGCCCGGCGGTACCCCTGCGCATATAATGGGGACGTTATATGCGACCACAATCTGAACATTTTCACCTGTCACCGATGCAGAAATGCACTGGCGATTTTCTGCATTCTGCGTTACCTCTCGGAGGTGGCGTATGAAACAGCAATTCCTCCTCCGTAACACCAATATCCGCGCTAACGCCATTAACGCGATCAACCAGCTGCAGCTCGACGAGAAGCGCCCGGTCGTCATCGAGATAAAGGAGATGACCCGCTCCATCGACCAGAACGCAAAGCTCTGGGCAATTTTGAGCGATGTCAGCAGCCAGGTTGAATGGCATGGCCGCAAGCTATCCTCTGAGTCCTGGAAGCACATCTTCACCGCCGCGCTGGTTAAGCAGGAAGTCGTGCCGAACCTGGCAGGTGATGGCTTCGTGGTGCTGGGCCAGTCAACCAGCAAGATGACCGTCGGCCAGATGCGCGACCTCATCGAACTGATTCATGCCTTTGGCGCTGAGCGAAACGTCCGCTGGGGCGATGAATCCCGCCTGGCTATGGAATGGGCTTCCCGCTTTGGAGGTGCCCGTGGCTAGCCCTCTTGCTCGCATCATCACCAACGAAATCTACCGGGTCCGGACGCGTCGCAAGCGTAAGCCGGAACTCAAGCCATCAGAAATCCCAACCCTCAAGGGCTACACCGCCCGTCTCGTCGATCAGAAATGGCTGCGCCTGGCAGCAAGGAGAGGTCATGCGTAAGCCAGCCCGCCGCAAGTGCAAGGTCTGTAGCGAATGGTTCCACCCGGCGTACGACAACATCCGTTGGTGCTGCCCGGCTCACGGCGCTATCTACGCGCTGGAGCTGCGAGCTAAGGAGAAGATTAAGGCTGAGGCGAAGCACATCAGGGAGAAGCATCAGGCTGAGAAAGAAAGCCGGGATCGGCAGGCCAAAAAACGCCTTGAGGTTAAGCCGCTAAGTTACTTCCGCGACCAGGCGCAGCAAGCCTTCAATGAATTTATCCGGTACCGGGATCGGCATCAGCCATGCATCAGTTGTGGCCGCCACCACGACGGCCAATATCATGCCGGACACTTCCGCACGACCGGCGCTAATCCAGAGCTGCGCTTCAACGAGGACAACTGCCATCGCCAGTGTGCCCCCTGTAATAACCACCTTTCAGGAAACCTGATCGCCTATCGTCCGGCGCTGATCGCCAAAATCGGGCAGACCCGCTTTGATGCCCTGATGGGGCCGCACGAATTACCGAAATGGAAACGCGACGACTACATCCGTATTCGCGATGAGTACCGCGCAAAGCTCAAAGAACTGAAACAGCAGGAGGCAGCATGACCCGCGACCAGATAGCCCGATACCAGGCCGAAAGCGTCATGCGCGCCAAACAGCCGCCAGTAGCAAAGCACAGCCAGAACCAGACCAAAACCAAACAGCCATTAGGAGAAGCAGCATGATCAACCCGATTGAGTTAGGCAAGGCAGGGGAAGTGGCACGGCTGCGCACTCTGGAAAGCGTATGGATACAGGGCAAGCTCCGCATGTGGGGGCGCTGGGCTGGTCTGGAGCGATACGGGCGTTCCGGGAATATGTTCAACCAGCTCCTGGCAAACACCGCCATCACCCGATCTGCAGTAATGGAGGCGCTGGCGCATCTCCAGAAATATGGCTGCACAAAGCAGGAGCTTGAGGCATATCTCGCTGAGATTTTGCAGGGTAAGCAGAAGTCTAACCTGGCATTCTGCACCGATGATGAGGCGGCGAAGATAGACCGTGTGGTCGGCGCTGTGCTGATCGATTACCCTGGCCTGCACGAGGCCATCCAGAGCCGCTATCTGGGTCGTGGGAAAAGTAAGAAAGAGATGGCCCGCGAGTTGGCAGAGAAACGCCCTGAATGGTGTCTGAGAACGTGTGAAAGCCGCATCGACGTATGGCTAAGTTTGGCCGAATCGATGCTTTACGCTCCAATGTGTGATGCGTTTGGCACAAATAGCAGCAGATTTAGTTTGCAAGTTTGCGCAGAAAATGCTTGAATTGTGTTACGCTCGGGACGCAAAAGCGAACAGAGCAGGTTGGTGGTTAAACTGAGGCGGCAGCCACCAACGACCCCGCCAAGTTGGTCACTTCGACGGTTCGTCTGGGACTCCAACCATCGCAGGCTGAGAGGTCTGCAAAGTTCTCACGCAAAAGAGTTGCGGTATCCCTGCACTCCACAAAGCCACTGGTTAACGCCGGTGGCTTTTTTATTGCCCAAATATCCTGCCCAGGACCATAAGAGCGAAAGCTCAATGTAGCTCCCATCTTCCCGGTGTACCGCCGGGTTTTCTATTTGCGCCCATCCATACAGCCAACAACTTACCCTTTACCGCAGTGGGTGAGGCGCACCCTACACACAGCCCCGCTAACAGACGCGAGGTGAAGAGCATGTATCGCATGGAAAAACTAACCACAGGCGCGGCCTATGGAGCCTCAGCCATGGGAATACTCAACGGCTTACTCAATACCTACAGCCCGGAGCAGTGGAACGCTATCGGTGTGCTGGCCGGTATTATCATCGGGTTGCTGACATACCTGACGAACCTCTACTTCAAGATCCGCGAGTACAACCGAAACAGCAGGGAACATCATGAACCCGACGTTCAGGAATAAAATCATTGGTGCCATTACGGCCGGCTCCGGAGCGATTGCGATCGCCGCTGTCATGCTGGGAAATGCCGATGGCCTTGAAGGTCGCCGCTATTACGCCTATCAGGATGTGGTCGGCGTATGGACGGTATGTGATGGGCACACCGGAAGCGACATCCGGCGCGGCCACCGCTACACCGATCGGGAATGCGACACTCTGCTGCAATCAGACCTGCAAAAGGTGGCGACGACCATCGACCCGCTGATTAAGGTACGCATCCCGGATGCTACCCGGGCGGCACTCTACTCCTTCACCTATAACGTCGGATCGGGTGCGTTTGCCAGCTCCACGCTACTGAAGAAACTTAACTCCGGTGATGTGCCCGGCGCCTGTAAAGAGCTGCAGCGATGGACGTATGCCGGCGGCAGGCAGTGGAAAGGGCTGATCACCCGGCGTGAGATTGAGCGTGAAGTCTGTGAGTGGGGCCAGAAATGAGCCGATTCACTGCAATCATCTGCGCTATCGTCATCCTCTTGCTGGTATCGATGGCATGGGCGGTTAATCACTACCGTGACAGCGCTATTTCCTACAAAGGCGAGCGCGATAAAGCCACTGAGCAACTTATCCTGGCAAACGCCACCATCACCGACATGCAAACCCGTCAGCGTGATGTCGCTGCGCTCGATGCCAAATACACGAAGGAGTTAGCTGATGCGCAAGCTGAAAATGGCAGGCTTCGTGCTGATGTTGTCGCTGGTAAGCGTCGGCTGCAAATCGCCGCCACCTGCTCCAAAGACGAAACCACCGGAGCCTCCGGCCTGGTTGATGGCTCAAGCCCTCGACTTACAGCAGATGCTGAACTCAATTATTGGCGTCTCAGAGACGGGATCGCCACAGTCACAAAGCAACTGACCGGCCTGCAGGAATATGTCCGGACGCAGTGCCTGAAGTAATTCGTCACCCCAATAAACAAACAGAGCCTGACTTCGGTCGGGCTTTTTTATGCCCGCGCATCTCACGCGCACTTCACAACGAGAGCCTTTCAGTAAGCGAGCCTGAGAACAGCCGTTATAGGTGGCGACCTCTCTCGGGCGGCTTTTCTGTGAGACAGGCTCACTTTCTAAAAGGTAAAGACGCTATGAATAATCCGTCAGTTATTCCGGCCTTCGACTTCCGCGAAATGGTTATGCCATCTAACGGGAAGGTCATCACTACATCCGTGAAGATTGCCCGCTATTTCGGGAAGGCGCATAAGAACGTTCTGCGCACTATCAAGCGGCTAGAGACTGATTGCACATCTGAATTTAACCGGCTCAATTTTGAGCCCGTTGAATACCTCGATAAAAAAGGCGAGATGCGGCTGATGTACAACATCACGAAAGACGGATGGATGATGCTTGTGATGGGCTTCACCGGGAAGGCGGCAACCGCGATTAAAGAGCAATACATCGCCGCTTTTAACTGGATGGCTGAGCGATTAAGTCGCCGCATGGCGATGGGTGAAGAAATGCAGCACCGCTACGCCATTAAAGAAACTCGTTCAAAGCTGAAAGGTACGATCGGCAGCCGCCTGATGAACGAGCGGAAGAAAGAGAAGCGCGTTCTGGCCGTTGAGCATGAGCACATCATGCAGGTAACTCAGCCGGATCTGCTGATCGGGTAAGCCATTCCAAAGCGTCCTATCCCGGGCGCTTGCTAATGGATATCCCCCTGAGCGGATAAATCAAAAATAACCCCTGCAACGGATAATGACGAGGAAACCAATGACCACCATCACCGCACTCACCGACTTACAGCAGATGAACCTCGAAATCTTCCGCATGGTTCAGAACGACACCGCAGCAGCTGAGAAGGCTATCTCTTTCGTTGCTGGCAATCAGCTGAACTATGAACTGTTCAAAGACCAGTATCACCTCGCTGGCGCAGAAGTAAGCCCGGTATCGCGTACTGATAAGGCGATCCGTGAAGCGAAGGAAGCGTTAGACCTGTTCTCGACTGGAGAGTGACATGGCAAGCGTCGTTGATCTGGGGAAGGAGAAGAAATCCCCCATCACCCAGGAGCTATTCGACCGGCTGAAAGAGGTCGTCCATGAATACGATGGCGACATCAGTTTATGTGAGGCGCTCGGTACGCTGGAGCTACTCAAAGCAGACTTAATCGAAGGAGCTAAGCAATGATCATCAAAGTTTGTTCGGGCTCGCAGGGCTTCGATAGCCCAACCAAATTCCGCGATGAGTGGGATAAGCAAACAGAAGGCGGTAAGCAATGATCAACCAACAATGGCCTGCATACTCCGACACTGACGGAATCTACGTTCTGGCGCTGTCTATCGAAAAGCTCAATCAGGCAGTCGATGGATCTGCAGAAGCGACGTTTGATGGCCCGTACCAGTCTCAATACCTGTCCGCGCTGTTCATGTCCACGTTCAAACCGGTGGTTGGCGGGTACATCTTCCAAAGCCAGTACGGCGAATTGCTGTACATGAGCAAAACGGCATTCGAAGCGAAGTACACCGCAACCAGCACGCCGATCGCCTGGGGCTCAGTCACAGGTAAGCCGTCAACGTTCGCGCCGATTATCGGCACTACAGCGACCACGGCAATGGCTGGCAACAAAACACCAACCACCACTGAACGCGGCGGCGTGCTGCAGCAGGCAACAGAAGCAGCTATCCCTGCGCAGACGGTAACTGACATTGCCACCGCACAAACGGCAGTGAATACCGTCGTGACCAAAGTGAACAGCCTCATTACGAAACTGAAAGCAGGCGGCGAACTGGCGTAGTTATTACAAAGCGTCTCTGATGGGGCGCTTGATAATAACTGAAGAGGGAATGGATATGGCAGCACCAAAGGGCAACCGATTCTGGGAGGCCCGCAGCAGTCATGGGCGAAACCCTAAATTCGAATCGCCTGAGGCGCTGTGGGATGCCTGCTGTGAATACTTCCAGTGGGCTGATGACAACCCGCTATGGGAAGGGAAGGTGTTTTCCTACCAGGGTGAAATCATCAACGCAACGATGCCAAAGATGCGAGCCATGACGATTTCTGGCCTGTGCATCTTCCTTGATATCACCCGGCAAACGTGGGGAACCTTCCGCGCTATGGAAGGCTTTTCTGACGTCACTACGCGTGCAGAAGAGATCATCTACGACCAGAAATTCTCTGGCGCAGCTGCAGACCTGCTGAACGCCAACATCATCGCCCGTGACCTGGGCCTCAAAGAGCAGTCGCAAGTTGAAGACGTGACACCTGATAAGGGAGATCGCGATAAGCGCCGCTCTCGCATTCAGGAGTTACTCAACCGTGGAAGCCGAAGCGATTCTTGATGACCTGACAGAAGACGAGCAGATCGAATTGCTTGAGCTTCTTGAGGAAGAGGAGCGGTACCGGGAAACGCACCTGCTGTATGAGTTCACGCCGTACGGAAAACAGCGCGAGTTTATTGATGCTGGCTCCGAATTCCCAGAGCGTTGCTTCATGGCCGGTAACCAGTTGGGTAAGTCCTACACTGGCGGCGCGGAAGTGGCATTCCATCTCACCGGTCGCTATCCCGGCACGAAAGGTTATCCGACTGATGGAGCATATGGCGAGCCGTGGGGCGGTAAACGCTTCTATGAGCCCGTCGTGTTCTGGGTTGGTGGTGAGACCAACGAAACCGTAACTAAGACGACACAGCGCATCCTGTGCGGTCGTATCGAAGAGAATGATGAGCCTGGCTACGGTTCAATCCCGAAAGAGGACATCATCAGTTGGAAGAAGTCTCCATTCTTCCCGAACCTTGTCGATCACCTGTTGGTAAAGCACCACAACGCTGACGGAGTAGAAGATGGCATATCCATCTGCTACTTCAAGCCGTACTCACAGGGCCGTGCGCGCTGGCAGGGTGACACAATTCACGGCGTCTGGTTCGATGAAGAGCCGCCATACAGCATTTATGGTGAGGGCCTGACCCGTACCAACAAATACGGCCAGTTCTCAATGCTGACGTTTACCCCGCTGATGGGTATGTCAGACGTCGTTACCAAGTTCCTGAAGAACCCGAGCAAGGCGCAGAAGGTTGTTACCATGACAATCTTTGACGCTGACCACTATAGCGACGAACAGAAAGAGCAGATTGTCGCATCGTATCCAGAGCATGAGCGTGAAGCGCGCGCCCGTGGCATCCCGACAATGGGTAGTGGCCGCATCTTCCAGATCCCGGAAGAAACCATCAAATGCCAGCCGTTCGAATGCCCTGAACATTTCTACGTCATCAACGCAATGGACTTTGGCTGGGATCACCCTCAGGCACAAATTCAGCTGTGGTGGGATAAAGACGCAGACACCATATACCTAGCAAGAGCGTGGAAGAAGAAAGAGCACACGGCTGTTCAGGCGTGGGGGGCAGTGAAGCCTTGGGCGCAGAAGATACCCACCGCCTGGCCCCACGATGGCAACCAGCATGAGAAGGGCGGTGGCGAACAGCTGAAATGCCAGTACGCTGACGCCGGATTTATGATGCTGCCAGAACATGCGACATGGCCTGATGGCGGAAACGCCGTTGAGCCGGGGATAACTGAGCTGCGTGACATGATGCTTGATGGCCGCTTCAAGGTGTTCAATACCTGTGAGCCATTCTTCGAAGAGTTCCGCTTGTATCACCGCGACGAGAACGGGAAGATCGTCAAGCTTAATGATGACGTCCTTTCTGCAACACGTTACGGCTACATGATGCGCCGCTTCGCTAAATTGATGCGCGATATTAAGAAACCGAAAGATAAAAAGATCCCCACACCGATTAGACCAGTTTCCAGAGGACGATAATGGCTGACAACGAAAGCAGGCTGGAGAGCATTCTGTGCAAGTTCGACGCAGACTGGACAGCCGGAGATGAAGCCAGAACCGAGGCGAAAAACGACCTGTTTTTCAGTCGGATCAGCCAATGGGATGACTGGCTTAATCAGTACACTACACTGCAGTATCGAGGCCAGTTCGACGTGGTGCGCCCGGTAGTGCGGAAGTTGGTCGCAGAGATGCGCCAGAACCCGATTGATGTTATTTACCGACCGAAAGACGGCGCAAGCCCTGACGCAGCCGACACGCTGATGGGTATGTATCGCACCGACATGCAGAATAACGCATCGAAGATATCGGTGAATATTGCTGTCCGGGAACAGATTGAATGCGGGGTAGGTCACTGGCGACGTGTTACCCGCTACGAAGACCAGAGCCCGACCAGTAACAACCAGGTTGTGCTGCGTGAGCCGATCCACTCCTCATGTTCCAGTGTGGTGTGGGACAGCAACAGCAAGCAGATGGACAAGTCGGACGCCCGGCACTGCACACTGATCCACTCGATGAGCCGTGATGGCTGGAAGAACTTCGCAGAAGAACATGGGCTTGATGAAGATGTTATCCCATCATTCCAGAGTCCGAACGACTGGGTATTCCCATGGTTGACTCAGGACACCATTCACGTTGCTGAATTCTACGAGGTGGAGCGGAAGAAAGAGACCGTCTACATCTACCAGGACCCGGTGACCGGCGCACCGTCGGCTTACTATAAGCGCGATATCAAGGACGTTATCGATGACCTTGCCGATCGCGGAATGGTCAAAGTTGCAGAGCGTAAGGTAGAGCGCTGCCGGGTGTATAAATCCATCATCACCTGCACCGAAATCCTTAAGGATAAGCAGCTTATTGCTGGCGAGCATATCCCGATCGTACCGGTGTTCGGTGAGTGGGGCTTTGTCGAAAGCAAAGAGGTGTATGAGGGTATCGTCCGCGGCACCAAAGACGGCCAGCGCCTGCGCAACATGATTATGTCGTTCAATGCTGACATCGTCGCCCGTACGCCGCGCAAAAAGCCAACGTATTACCCTGAGCAGATCGCCGGCTACGAGCACATGTACGACGGCAACGATGATTACCCGTACTACCTGCAGAACCGCACCGATGAAAACGGTAACGACCTGCCGCTGGGTGCCATCTCCTATATGGAGAACCCGGAAGTTCCCCAGGCCAACGCCTACATGCTTGAGGCTGCTACCGCGGCAGTGAAAGAGGTAGCGACTCTGGGGGTGGATGCCGAGGCGGTGAACGGTGGTCAGGTTGCCTTCGAGACAGTCAATCAGCTGAACATGCGTTCGGATCTGGAGACGTTCGTATTCCAGGACAACCTTGCGACAGCGATGCGCCGCGACGGGGAGATTTACCAGTCGATCGTCAATGACATCTACGACATTCCCCGCACCGTAACCATCACTCTTGAAGATGGCAGCGAGAAGGAAGTGCAGCTGATGGAGCAGGTGGTTGACCTCGCAACTGGCGAAACAACCGTCCTGAATGACATCAGGGGGCGCTATGAGTGCTACACCGACGTTGGTCCATCCTTCCAGTCGATGAAGCAGCAGAACCGCGCTGAGATTCTCGAGTTACTCGGCAAGACACCGCAGGGAACGCCGGAATATCAGCTCCTCTTGCTGCAGTACTTCACGCTTCTGGATGGTAAGGGCGTCGAGATGATGCGCGACTATGCCAACAAGCAGCTGATCCTGATGGGCGCGAAGAAACCTGAAACGCCTGAAGAGCAGCAATGGCTTGCTGAGGCTCAGATGGCGAAGCAAGGCCAGCAAGACCCGGCAATGGTTCAGGCTCAGGGCGTTCTTCTGCAGGGTCAGGCCGAACTGGCTAAAGCTCAGAATCAGACGCTGTCACTGCAAATCGACGCAGCTAAGGTAGAGGCGCAGAACCAGCTTAACGCTGCGAAAATCGCAGAGATCTTCAACAACATGGACCTCAATAAACAATCCGAGTTTAGAGAGTTCCTCAAAACCGTATCAACCTTCCAGCAACAGCGCAGCGACGATGCCCGCGCCAATGCTGAGTTACTTCTCAAAGGTGATGACCAGACGCATAAACAGCGGATGGATCTCGCCAGCATCCTGCAATCGCAGAGACAAAACACACCTTCCGGCAGCGTAGCCGAGAATCCTCAATAAGAGAGAGTTAATCATGCAAGACACCATCAATATTCAGGAAACTGAAGGCTTAAACACGTCCGGCAATCAAGCAGCGGCATCTGCTGATGGCTCTGTTGTCGATAATGCCAACGACAACGCAGGGCATGAAGAAGGCTTTGAGATCGTCCTGAAAGACGATGAGGTAAAACCAAAGCAAGACCCGGAAACTAACGCACGATTCGCAGCTAAGCGACTGGAGCGAAAGCGTCAACGTGAGCTTGAGCAGCAAGCAGAAGCTGTGAAACGCGGCGAGTTGCCGGAGAACTTACGGGTAGCTCCTGATCTCCCATCTAAGCCAAATGTGACTGACTACTTTGGTGATGACGCCCTGTATAGCAAATACAACGGCGACACCGTCATGGCGGCGGCTGCATTCCAGCAGGCAAACGATGAGTGGAATAACAAATCTTTAGACGCCCGAAGCAATGCAGTAGCAGAGCAAGGTCGCAAGGTTCAGGAGTTCACCCAGCAATCAACGCAATATGTCGAGGCTGCCCGTAAGCACTATGACGCGGCGGAGAAGCTCAATATTCCTGATTACCAGGACAAAGAAGATGCGTTTATGCAGATCGTTCCGGCACCGGTAGCGACTGACATCATGCGCCTCTTCCCTGAGAAATCTGCCGCGCTTATGTATCACCTGGGTGCCAACCCTGAAAAGGCCCGCCAGTTACTGGCTATGGACGGGCAGTCAGCGCTGATTGAGCTCACTCGACTCTCAGAACGCTTAACTCTCAAGCCTCGCGGGCAACAGGTCTCATCCGCTCCCCCTGCAGATCAATCCCTCACTGGCGATGTCTCGGCGGCTAACGTCGAGGCTATGCGCAAAGCCATGGATGCAGCATCAAGCAAGGGTGATGTAGAGACCTATCGCAAGCTAAAGACAAAACTTAAAGGAATTCGATAATGGCATTGAACGAAGGTCAAATCGTTACGCTGGCGGTGGATGAAATCATTGAAACCATGACCAGCCTGACACCAATGGCGCAGAAGGCGGGCAAATACACGCCTCCTGCTGGCGATATGCAGCGCTCCAGCAACACGATCTGGATGCCTGTAGAGCAGGAATCCCCAACTCAGGAAGGCTGGGACTTAACCGGTAAATCAACTGGCCTGCTGGAGCTAAACGTTCCGGTAAGCCTGGGTGAGCCGGATAACGACTTCTTCCAACTGCGTGCTGACGATCTGCGTGACGAAACAGCATATCGCCGCCGCATCAACGCTGCAGCCAAGAAGTTGGCAAGCAACTGTGAAGTGAAGGTTGCGAACCTGGCTGCTGAAATGGGCTCTCTGGTAGTAACCAGCGATGACCCGATCGGCACTGCTGCAGGTTCCGGCTGGGACTTCGTGGCTGATGCAGAAGAAATCATGTTCTCGCGTGAGCTCAACCGTGATTCCGGCCTGTCTTACTTCTTCAACCCGAAGGACTACAAGGCAGCCGGTCACGATCTGATTAACCGCGATATGTTTGGTCGCATCCCTGAAGATTCCTACAAAAACGGCACCATTCAGCGTCAGGTTGCTGGTTTTGATGACGTTCTGCGCTCTCCTAAGCTTCCAGTGCTCCCAGCTTCAACCGCTACCGGCCTGACCGTCAGCGGTGCACAGAAGTTCAAGCCTGTGGCGTGGGATCTGGATGCGGATGGCAACAAGCGTAACGTTGATAACCGCCTGGCTAATGTGGTTCTCTCTTCCACTACTGGCCTGAAGCGCGGCGACAAAATCAGCTTTACCGGCGTTAAGTTCCTCGGCCAGATGGCTAAAAACCTGCTGGCTCAGGATGCGACGTTCTCTGTCGTTCGTGTTGTTGATGGCACTCATGTTGAGATTACGCCTAAGCCGATCGCTCTGGATGACACATCTCTGTCACCAGAACAGCGTGCTTATGCCAACGTGAATACTTCACTGGCAAACAGCATGGCGGTAAACGTGCTCAACACCACCACTGCACGTACCAACGTGTTCTGGGCGGATGACGCGATCCGTATCGTTAGTCAGCCAATCCCGGCTAACCACGAACTGTTCGCAGGCATGAAGACCAAGTCGTTCTCCATCCCTGAGGTGGGACTGAATGGCATTTTCGCGACGCAGGGCGACATCAACACCCTGTCTGGCCTATGCCGTATCGCGGTCTGGTACGGCGTCAACGCAACGCGTCCTGAGTCAATCGGCGTAGGCCTGGCTGATCAGGCGTAACCACTAACCTTCAAGGGGCTTCGGCCCCTTTGTTCATTCTGGAGCAGAACATGACACAGATGGTGTATCGCCAGGGCGACACGAGCAAGTGGAAGGGCGTGGGCTACGACTTCGAGATCATCCCGGAAGAAGATTTGCAGGAATATCTCGATGCTGGCTGGTTTGCGCACCCAGATGATCTGGTGAACTCTCTTGCAGAGCCAGAGCCAGAGCCAGAGCCAGAGCCAGAGCCAGAGCCAGAAGTGAAACCACGTAAAAAGCCGGGGCCGAAGCCTAAGGCGGAAGATGATGCTGATAGCGACTAAAGGCGACATTGTACGCGCAGCGCTTCGTAAGATCGGCGTTGCTTCGGATGCCACGCTCACCGACGTTGAACCGCAGTCAATGCAGGACGGCGTTGATGACCTCGAAACGATGATGGCCGAATGGTACCAGGACGGGAAGGGCATCATCACCGGCTATGAGTTTACCGATCCTGATAACCCGCCAGCCGAAGGCGATGACCACGGCATGCGCTCCAGTGCTGTCAGTGCGGTAATTCACAATCTCGCCTGTCGCATCGCGCCAGATTACGGCATGGAAGCAACCGCCAAGGTCATCACCACCGCCCGCAACGGCAAAGAGTTGCTTGTAAAAAACACGGCGCTGAGTCGTGCCAAGCGAGCACCTTATCCAAATCGGATGCCAATCGGCAGCGGTAACAGCTTCGCCACTCTGAATGGATGGCATTTCTTCCCGGGAGAACAAAAAGATGCCGATCCAGCAACTTCCTCTGATGAAGGGAACGGGTAAAGACTACCGTAACGCCGACTATATCGACTATCTCCCGGTGAATATGCTGGCGACGCCCAAAGAGGTGCTCAACAGTAGCGGATATTTGCGCTCCTTCCCTGGCATAGCAAAGCGATCTGATGTTGCCGGTGCATCTCGTGGGGCGCAGTACAACACCTCTCAGAACGCCGTATATCGCGTTATGGGCGGAAAGCTCTACAAAGGTGATTCAGTAGTGGGTGATGTCGCTGGCTCTTCCCGGGTGACGATGGCGCATGGTCGAGCGTCTCAGGCTGTCTGCGTCGGCGGGCAGGTGGTCGAGTATCGTTACGACGGCACGACAAAGACGGTTGCTAACTGGCCGGTGTCCAGCGGATTCACGCAGTACGAACTCGGTTCTGCGCGCGACATTACCCGATTGCGTGGCCGCTACGCCTGGGCGAAGGATAACTCTGACTCGTGGTTTATCTCAGACCTCGAAGATGAATCCCATCCTGACCGTTACGCAGCTGAGTATCGTGCTGAGTCACAGCCTGACGGAATTATCGGTATCGGTACATGGCGCGATTTCATCGTGTGCTTTGGTGCGACGACCATCGAGTATTTCACCCTGACCGGTGCGACTACTCAGGGCGCGGCGCTGTACGTCGTGAACTCCGCCTACGCTGTGCAAAAGGGTATCGCCGGGACGCACTGCAAAACGCCGTACATGGATGCCTACGCCATCATAAGCAACCCGGCATCTGGTGCGCCGTCGGTATATCTCATCGACTCAGGCCGGGCGACTCCGATCGCCACTGCCAGTATCGAGAAGATAATCCGTTATTACTCAGCGAGTGAGCTAGCCACCGCCGTCATGGAGACGCTGCGCTTTGATGGTCATGAGCTGCTGCTCATCCATCTGCCTGGGCAGGTGCTGGTATACGACGCGGCAGCCAGTCAGAACGGACCGCAGTGGTCTGTGCTGAAAACCGGGCTTGGTGATGATGTCTATCGGGCTATCGACTTCATGTATGAGGGGAATTCCATTACCTGCGGCGACAAGTCAGCTTCGGTGAAGGGTGCGCTGCAGTTCGACATATCGAGTCAGTATGGCGCCCAGCAGGAGCACCTCCTCTTCACCCCTCTGATAAAGGCGGACGGGGCCAGACTGTTCGACCTTGAACTGGAATCCTCGACCGGAGTTGCGCAGTACGCAGATCGCCTGTTTCTTTCTGCCACCGCCGACGGCATCAACTTTGGCAGAGAGCAGATGATTGAGCAGAACGCGCCATTCGTTTACGACAAGCGCGTGTTGTGGCGCAGAGTTGGCCGGGTGCGTAAAAACATCGCCTTCAAGATCCGCGTCATCACCAAGTCACCCGTGACGCTGTCTGGATGCCAGGTAAGGATTGAGTAATGGCAAACAACGCACTCAATACGCCGGTAATCGTCCGGGCAATCGGACTGACAGCCTCATCACTGCCACGCGGTTCCACCCCTGCATATGAGCAATACATCCTGTCTCAGGTTCTGGACTTCACCAGCGTAGCCAACAAGGCCAACGAGGCCGGAGACGGTGCCTATGACGCGCAGGTGAGGAACGATGCGCAGGATGTGCAGTTGCTCGACCATGAGATCCGCCTGGGCGATGCTGAGGCGCAGATTCAGAGTCTGGGTACGCGTCTGACATCAGCAGAGGCTGCCATCGTCTCGCTGGATGGGCGGGTGACCGCAGCTGAAAGCGATATCGACTTCCTCACCAATGAGCTTATCGCGGCGCAGGGAGACATTGCCGATCTGCAAACCGATGTCAGTAGCCTGCAAAGTGACGTATCCGCTCAGGGGCTACGCCTTACCCAGGCTGAATCGGATATCGAAGACATTCAGGCCGATTACGTCTCAAAGACAGTCACCACCGCGCAGTCACTGGCTTCATCACTGGGCGTCGCGACATCGTTTTCCATCGACGGCGTTAAGGTGCTTGGCCCACGTCAAACAGGATGGACGCCGGGAACTGGCTCGCCAAACCTCGCAGCGTTCAATGCCGATCTCACATTCACTGTCGGCGCAGCATACTCACAGGCTGAAGTGCAGGCCATCGCCACGGAACTTATCGCGACGCGCAAGCGCCTTCTGGCACTAGAGCAGGTCATGAGAACCCACGGACTAATCAACTAATGCATATCAAGCTCATCGATAACCCGGTGAAGCTTGCAGAATTCCTCAACAACCCGGCAAACACAGGCAATATCGTAGACAGCGGAGACACATACCTCATCAAGCCTGATGCGGTATACCTCGGCATCTATGAAGGGCTCATGCTGGCTGGCGTCCACGAAGTGCGAAACTTCTGGCACAGCGTTGTGGAGGCGCACGCCGTATATGACCCCGGATTCCGTGGTGAGTATGCGCTGAACGGTCACCGCTTATTCTGCAAATGGCTTCTCGAAAACTCCCCCTTCCTGAACAGCATCACGATGGTTCCCGACACGACGAAATACGGACGCGCAATCATCCGCCTGCTTGGTGCAACGCGTGTCGGGCACCTCGATGACGCCTATATCAGCAATGGCAAGCCGGTCGGGGTCACTCTCTATCAGTTACCACGCTCAAAATATGAGGAGCTAACCAATGCTAATTCATCAAATTGCCAATAAGCACCTCAACCGGGCTGTTTATTGCAAGGGTGGTGGCGGCAGTGATGCAGGCGCCAAAGCCCAGGCTAAGGCAACACAGCAGGGAATCGACCTGCAGCGCGAGATGTGGCAGACGAATATGCAGAACCTTGCGCCGTTCACGCCACTGGCTAAGCAATATGTCCAGCAGTTGCAGGGGCTCTCTACGCTGCAAGGTCAGAATTCAGCGCTCAATGATTATTACAATTCAGCTCAATACAAAGGTCTGGCAGATCAGGCTCGTTATCAGGCTCTTAATGCTGCGGAAGCGACTGGCGGACTTGGCTCTACCGCTACTGGAAACCAGCTTGCGGCCATCGCCCCGCAGCTTGGGCAGAACTGGCTATCAGGCCAGATGAACAACTATCAGAACTTGGCGAATATAGGCTTGGGGGCGCTTACCGGGCAGGCTAACGCCGGGCAGAGCTACGCCAATAACGCCAGCCAGCTTTATCAGCAGCAGGCTAATGCGGCAGCTGCGAATGCTAACCGTCCTTCCGGATTGCAATCCGCACTTGGCGGGGCCGCCTCTGGTGCTGCCTTGGGTACAGCTATTATGCCTGGCTGGGGTACTGCAATCGGCGCCGGTATTGGCGCGCTGGGTTCACTTTTTTAAGAGGTCACGATGGCTACCTGGAATCAGTCAATCAATGGCGGCGGGCTGCTTGCTGGCATTGGCACCAATAACACAAATGCACCTCAAGCCAGTGATGCCAATGCTGCGCTATCGTTCATCCGCCAGAACAATGAGGATGCATGGTCAGGTCGCAACAATATTGGCTTGCAAGGCCTTCAGGGGCTGGCTGGAAACTTGCAGGTGTATAAGCAGGCTCAACAGGCTGAGCGTCAGAAAGAGTTCCAGCGGGCCTATGGTACCGCATATGCATCAGGTGATCGCACTGCGATGCGCAATCTGGCCGCGCAGTATCCAGACCAGATTGAAGCAGTACGAAATGGCATGAAGTTCGTCGATGAAGATCAGCGCAACACCGTCGGCAATCTGGCGGCTGGCGCTCGGTTAGCTGCTGCATCACCTGAAGCAATGGGGGCCTGGTTGCAAAACAATGCCTCTGATCTGCAGAGAGTAGGCCTTGACCCGGCAGAGGTAGCGCAAACCTACCAGCAGAATCCTCAGGGATTCGGTGAGTTCGCTGATCACCTTGGCATGGCTGCGCTTGGCCCTGAGCAGTACTTTGCCGCTCAGGACAAAATCGTAGGTCAGCGCCAGAACCAGCAGAAACTTGAAGAAACAGCACGCAGTAACCGGGCCGGGGAGGCGCTGCAGGCCCGCGGGCAGGACATCACTATTCGCGGACAGAATATCAGCGCACAAAATGCTGCGTTAAGCCGTGAAATTCAGCGCGCCGAAGTGCAGGACAAGGTTCTTGACCGCCAGATCGCCAGAGAAACTAACCAGATTAAGCTGGAAGAGCTCAGGCAAAAGCAACTGGATGTGCGTAGTAAAGCCGATGCTGCGCGCGCGGACCGGCAGGCCGCAGCTCAGGGCGCGGTTGATACTTTCTCTACTGCTCTGGACTCGCTAAGTGAAATTGAACACAGTCCAGGCCTGAAAAAAGCCGTCGGATTTAACTCAGCATTCCCCACAGTCCCAGGCACCGATGCTGCAAACTTCGAGGCGCGACTCGATACCTTCAAAGCTCAGACCTTCCTTCCAATGGTGGCCTCTCTGAAAGGGATGGGGGCGCTATCTGACGCTGAGGGTAAAAAACTATCCGATGCTGTCGGGGCGCTGAGCCCAAAGATGAGCGAGGACGCGTTCAGATCGTCAATTGGCAAGATCCGCACACAACTGGAAAGCAAGCTTGGAACGGTCAAGCGCCAATTTGATTACCAGGAGCCTGCCGCGCCTCAGCAATCGCAACAAGCTCAGCAAACGCAACAGCCGCAACAGGCAGCACCGGCACAGGCGGCAGGCGGATACTCTTCACTATGGGGTGATTAATGGCAAAGGCATGGAAAGACGTGGTTGCGTCTCAGCAATATCAGTCTCTGGCACCAGATGCGAAGGCCGCAGCGCAAGAGCAGTATTTCAATGAGGTTGTGGCACCGCAGGCGGGCGATCAGGCTGAGCAGGCGCGGCAACAGTTCTATGCAGCATATCCAGTCGCCACCGCAGAGCAGCAACCATCTGAAATGTGGCGCGATCAGCCGCAGCCTGGCGGACAGAGTGCAGCATGGGGAGAGCGTGCGCCGCAAACCAGAGGGCAGCAAATTGGCGAAGCTGTAATGGAAACTGGCCGTGGTCTTCTCCAGGCTGGCGTAAATATTGTGAATATTCCGGCAGAGTTGGCTGATGCCATTACCAGCTCCGGGGCATGGGCCGGACAAAAACTCGGCTTAGGTGATGGCACCTACACTCCAGCGCCACGAGTGACTACTCAAGGTCTGGAACAGGACTTCGGGCTAAGCCGCGGAACTCTCACCCCAAACACTGAGGAGGGCCGGATCTTTGCTGAGGCTTTGCCATACCTAACTCCAGTAGGGGCTGAGCGCATCGCCGCAAGCGCGCCATCGTTAGCGGGCCGAGTGGCTAACACCGCCGCTCGCCTCACCGCAGAGAACGTGACTGGCGCTCTGGCTGCCAACAGTGGTGAAGATGGGTCGGCATCTAAATTCCTCGGTGAGCTTGGAACTGGTGTCGCCGCGGGCGGCGCAGTTAACCTGGCGGCAAAAGGGATCGGTGCTGGTATTCGGGCGCTTGGTAACCGTGGTGTTGAAGAGGCCGCAGGCAACCTCCGCAATGTCATGACGCAAGGCGCCCAGCCAAGCAATATCGACGACACCGCCCGCATTATTGCCGCATCACCTGACAGGTCTGTGCTGCAGCGTAATGTGCAAGTTGGTGCTGCGACGCCGGAAGCTGCCTCTGTGACGCCGCAGGTATACCGCGCAGCTGAAGAGGTGAGACCTAATCAGAGCGTCATTGATGCAGCCAAGCGCCTGGGGATGGAAAGCGAATTACTCCCGTCTCACTTCTCCAATAACCCGACGTACCGGGCAATTGAGCAGGGTCTTAAATCAGTACCCGCCAGCCAGTTGGCGGCTAAAGAACACACCGCGATCGCTTCACTCGCTCAGAAAGCCGACGACCTGATCGAAATGGCCGGCGGCCAGCAAAACAGGGTAGCTCTTTCCGACCGGTTCAAAACTGAGTCGACAAAGGCTATCGATGCTCTTACATCGCAATCAGATGCTATCTATAGCGACATCAGCAAAGCTATTCCGGCCAGAACTCAGGTGGCCGCCAACAGCACCCTCGACCTCCTGAAGAGTAAGGCGGAAGATCTCGGTGGGTTGGAGAACCTCTCCCCAGCAGAACGTACTGTCCTAAGTCGCATGCAAGGGAAGACAGTTGTTAATCCTGATGGCACCAAAACAGTGACGCCGCCAACATTTGCACTGCTGGATAATACCCGGAAGCAGATCGGCGCAGCGCTCAGTAGAGGTGAGGGACCATTCAAAGATCAAACCAGTTCTGAGTTGAAGCGGCTTTACTCGGCTATCACTGATGACCAGGCGGCGGTTGCTGCGGCCAATGGCATGGGTGATAAGTGGAATGTAGCCAAAAGCCTTGTGGCGCAGCGTAAGCAGCTTGAAGACCACATGGTGACGGCTCTCGGGAAAGATCTGAGCGGTACGCTTTCAACGCGCCTGTCTCCGGCGATGCAGAACCTCAGGAAAGGTAACGTGTCGCAGTTCAATCAACTGATCGATGCTACGCCGACACATATGCGGCAGGAGGTTGTAGCCTCAGCACTGAATGACGCTTTCACGCTGGGCTCAAGGAAAGAGCAGCAACTGAACATCCCTGGCTTCGTGGACTGGTACTCGGGCGCACAGCGTAATGGGTCGCTTTCTGCTGTCACTAAGCATCTACCGGCTGACGCTACGAAACGCCTTCGCGATCTGTATACAGTCGCCAACGGCATCCGCACAGCGAAGACCAGCGAGATCTCCACCGGCCGCATTCAGTCGCTTCTTGACCAGTTCGACAAGGAAGGCGGCATGGTTTCGAAGATTTACGATATTGGGAAGAAGGCAGCGGCGGCAGAAGGCATAAGCACTCCAATCGGTATGCCGGGAGTTGGGGCTATGTCAGTTATCGCATCTTCAATGGCGAAAACCAAAACGGCACGAACGGTGGCAGCAGATCAGTTGATAGCATCCAGCCAGTTCCGCAATGCAGCGCGTTTAATGGCGTCCGCAGATACTGAAAGGCTGCTGTCGGCACGGAGAGCGGCTGAAAAGGCTTTAACGAAAAGCCAGCAGTATCAGCGCTGGGCTAAAACCTTAACGACCGCAGAAAAGCAGGCGATCGCAAAGGTTGGCCTTTTGAGTTGGCTGCAAAGTACGCCGGATGAACAGTCACGCTGATGCTCAGCGCCTTTCAAGCATCATGTCTTTAATCTGCTCGATGGCGGTTCCTTGCTGCTCAATCTCCTCGTTGGACTTTTTAATGAGAAGCTCGTGAGCATCAAGGCATTTGATGGAAATTTCGTTGGTGGATTTGATGCTGTTTAGTGCCCGGACGGCTTTTGTCAGCGCGATAGCAATATAAGCTAGCACAATGAAAATCAGCCAAAGAACCAGATCCATAATCGCCTCCTGTGTTTTTGCATACTTTACATCTGATGCTGCAAACCTCAAGCGTATGAATGGATCTAATTAAGCGAGGCGACACATTACATTTCGCAAAGTCGATGTTAAATTAGCTGAAAATACATCACGCATGGAAAGGTTATGTTTAAAAAAGTCGGCGTTCTTCTGCTTGTTCTTATTGCTTCTGGCTGCGCAACCTCGTCTAAAACATATGGGCCGGATGGTCGAGAGGCCTACACAATCGACTGCTCTGGCCTAGGCGGAACGTGGGGATCATGCCTGACGAAGGCTGGAGACCTGTGCGGAGCTAAAGGCTATGACCTACTGACCTCTGCCGGTGATAAAGGACTAGTTGCTGTTGCTGATCCAAATCAGGCTTTTATGAGCAGCACCATTTCTCGAAACCTGCTCGTATCCTGTAAGAAATAAATTGCAGCCCACTCCGGTGGGCTTTTTTATATCCTGCGCCTACTTCTTGCGATAAAAATCGGCAAGTTTATCGAACACCATTTTCTGGATCTCTTTCGAAGCCAAGTCTGCCTCGCGTTCTGCTTCATCCCGATAACCAGCCACTGGTGATGGCCGGGACAGTGACTCCTCCATCGTCGCCACAATCTCAGCATTGATTGAGCGATTATTCATTTTTGCACGCTGCTTTATTTTCGCGTGAAGCTCATTTGAAAGTCTCAAGTGAAACTGTGCCTCATCGTACTTGCTGTACATCATTGATGCCTCGCCAGTTAATGGACTGGCATCGTAAACCGACCGAATAACTCACAATAGTACCGTTTAGGTACGTTATCAAACTTCACCGCAGCTCGCCTGTGGGGATAACTTGCGCCCGGAGCACAGCAAATGTCAGATATTACCGCGAATCTGGTTATTGGAATGCCAGCACAACTCTTTACGCTGGCCCGTTCATTCAAAGCCAATGCCAATGGGAAAATTTATATCGGCCAGCCTGATACGGATCCGACCAATCCGGCGAATCAGATTCAGGTCTATGTCGAAAATGAAGATGGGTCGTTAGTTCCGGTTCCCCAGCCAATTATTATTAATACAGCCGGCTTCCCGGTTCTGAATGGGCAGATTAAGAAATTTGTCACCGTTCAGAATTACAGCATGGAGGTGCGTGACGCTTATAACGCTCAGCAGTTCTATTTTGAAGATGTCGCTAAGTATGACCCTGACAGGCTGCGTGCTGATTTAGCAAAATCAACTGGCTCGGAGTTGATTGGCGTTCAGGCTCCATTTACTAATGCTGTACCACGAACTCAGGCCGCCAAAAATGGCGATACTATCAGCATTAAAGATTTCGCAAACGTAGTGGGCGATGGGGTTCATAACGACACAGCTGGAATTAACAATGCAATTATTGATGTCTTTAATGCCGGAGGTGGGGTTATTAACTTTCCTCCAGGCGTTTACTTGATTAATGGGCCGATTGTCCCGCGTCGCGGCGTTATTTGTAAAACCCCACCCGGAACTGTGATCATTAAACTGGCGGATAACTCAAACACAGGCATGGTTGAGAGTTATAAGTTTGACACCCTTAAGGCAAATGACGCTTATTCAATCGCAGATGATCCAGATTTTACGCAGGATTATGGGTTTGATGGTTTCATCTTCGACGGAAATATTTCCAACCAGAGTACTGCATCCCTTACTTATGGCGTGAAAATGTATGGTCGCAGGATTCAGCTAAAACGTTGCGTGATTGGCAACGTGGCGGGTGTTGGATTGTGGACGTATTGCACGGAACAAAAGGGTGGTACCTACACAATCGACAAGACATCTATTCCTGGCTGTATCGATGAACTTGAGATTATGAATACCTTTGAAGAGGCGTGGATTTATGATGGTCCATCCGACATACCAATCGGCTCTGTCGTTACCAATGAATGTGGCGACAAAAGCAATAACGGCACAACGCCACAAACGTCACGACACTTCCCTGGTCAGCCTGTTTACTCGGTGTACGTCACGGAACAGACATCTATTTGCGCCAAATACATGAACCTGAACGGCGCACTGTTCGGCAAGTTGCTTTATGTGGCTGATAACAACCGATGCATCATTGATACCCTCATTTCTGCCGGTGGCTGGGGTAATATTGAGATTGGTGTAAACGTATCTGGTGGGATAAACACACTTTACGCTCAGGCTAATGTCCGTAACTGGGGTGGAGTCATAAAACCATTCGTACTGAACCGTTCAAATAAAATGGTGTTTGGCAAGGTTCACATACGTCGCGGATCTGCACTCCCCTCCTCTGATGGCGTGGTTGATTCAGGTGGCGGCGTATGGTTACAAGTAACCGCTGGTCAGGCGAGCGACAATGGCGGCAACTTGTTTGTTGCAGATTCCGCAGATATCAAGGTAAACATTAAGGCTGTCGGTGTGGGCTCGACAGACGCGAGTGGGAATGTCTCAGCGGTGCTGGTGACGACCTCAAAGGCCGACAGGCTCGACGCTGAAATACTGGTGAACAATGTCAGTCTCATCTGGCGCAATGAGAAAGCCAACCTTAACTGCTTCGTCCGTATTCAGGGTGACGTGGGATCAGGAAACGCGCTCATGTCTGGCGTTGCATCCCCCCCGGGAATTAGTAAAAACTCACTTTCTGAGCTAAAACTATCATGTTTTGATGGCTCCGGGGCGAAAAAAACAAATAGTTTCTTCGGTGTGGGCGCAGTTGACCTGACATCTACTGGCGGAAAGACTGTAGCTATTCCACACACTCTGTGGAGAGCCCCAACCGTGGAAGAGATACAGTCTTCACTACGACACAGTGGCTTTACTGCGCCGGGGTCGTTCTCACAGGCTTACATAAACTCTTTCGATGCGACACAGGTGGCGTTCAGGGTTGAGGTAACTACTGCGGCCACAGGCACTCCCATCTCACAGGTTGTATGCCGAATAAACTAATGGCTTTTGAAACAGGCAATGGAGCTTGATCTGCAACTCCTTTAAAACTACTGTATATAAAAACAGTATAAAGGAGTGCAGATCATGCCCCGCCGTCACGACATTCACGCCGCATTTGTGGCCGCAGTACAGCTAAACCCCAAGGGCTACCGATGCTTGCGTACTGAAGACTTTATCCGGGAACTTGCAAAGGTCCATTGGCATTTCAGCCGGGCCGATGCCAACGAGTGGATAGAGCGATACCAGGAGTGCTTCGTCGACAAGACGCCGGACGACAGTGAGAATCGCCTCTGGATGCTCCGCAACATGGGGAGGGTGCTCTGATGGGATTTCCTTCACCGGCAGGCGACTATGTAGAGCAGCGGTTAACACCTGAGCGCATCTGCGGTATAGGCATGGACAGCCGCATACTGGAAACGTCGGCAGGCTTTGCCGTTATCGAACCGGTTACCAGGCTGGTACAGAATCAAGTCCTGCTGATTTTGTCCGGCGGCCGCACTCAGTTTGCCCGGGTCATGGGCAGGGCGTTGATTTGTGATGATGGTGAAGCGATAGAGGGATCTGCAGCGGAAGAGGTTGAGGTGATGGGGCGGGTGACGTACTTCATCAACAGTGCGATCGAAGACGACAGGGTGGTGTGAGACAAATGTGGGACACTCATGGCTTTTCTGGCTTTGTCGTGTCTTCACATCTTTTGGCATCATGGGACGTGTGAGCGCAGGGATGATGCGGTAAGTTACTGTGTTAAAAAGCAGTTCTTATAATTCGTAATGCGAAGGTCGTAGGTTCGACTCCTATTATCGGCACCATTCAAACGTCTCCTAACGTCTACTCAAGTCTATTAAAACCCCGTATAATCTAGCAATACAGCCCTCTTTAGTATTTTGAAGTCTACTGGCATATCCCAAAATCTACACGTGATTGGGGGTATATTAGGGGGTATATGCTGTTCGGTCTTATGGAGATACCCCCAGATGAAGCTCAACGCCCGCCAGGTCGATACCGCCAAGCCCAAGGATAAGCCCTATAAACTTGCTGACGGGGGTGGGCTTTACCTTCTTGTTAATCCCAATGGTGCTAAATACTGGAGACTCAAGTATCGGGTGGACGGAAAAGAGAAACTGCTCGCTTTAGGTGTGTATCCAGACGTTACCCTAGCCGATGCGCGTTCTAAACGTGACGAGGCAAAAAGGGGTATCGCTGGGGGTATCGATCCTAACAAAGCAAAACGGGAAGAAAAGGCCAGTCGCGAAGCTCAGGTAAACAACACATTTCTGGACATTGCTACGGAGTGGCATTCGAGTAAGTTAAAGAAGTGGTCTCCCGGGTATGCCTCCGACATTATGGAAGCATTCAAAAAAGATGTGTTTCCCTACATTGGCAAAAAGCCAATTGCGGAGATTAAGCCGCTTGAACTGCTGAATGTGCTTCGTCGAATGGAGGGGAGAGGGGCTACAGAGAAAGCCAAAAAAGTGCGGCAGCGTTGCGGCGAGGTTTTTCGTTACGCCATCGTTACTGGCAGGGCTGAATATAACCCCGCTCCAGATCTCACCAGTGCCATGCAGGGGCATGAATCCAACCACTACCCTTTTCTGAATGCGCCAGAGCTTCCCGCATTTTTTGAGTCTTTATCCCGCTACTCAGGCAGTGAGCTGGTGGTGTTGGCTGCGCGCTTGCTCATTATTACCGGCCTCAGAACGGGCGAATTGCGCGGGGCATCTTGGCAAGAAATCGATGAGCAGGTCGCAGTATGGGAAATCCCTGCTGAACGCATGAAGATGCGCCGTCCACACATGGTTCCTTTATCCCAGCAGGCCCTATCCATCATTGCGCGTATTCGTGAAATCACTGGTAGATACCCTCTTATGTTCCCAGGGCGTAACGATCCACAGAAAACTATGAGTGAGGCCAGCATTAACCAGGTGTTTAAGCGGATTGGATATGCCGGGAAAGTAACAGGCCACGGATTCCGCCACACCATGAGCACAATTCTCCACGAACAGGGCTACAACACAGCGTGGATTGAAACGCAGCTGGCACACGTCGATAAAAACTCTATCCGCGGCACGTACAACCACGCCCAGTATTTGGACGGCCGCCGCGAAATGCTCCAGTGGTATGCCGACTATATGGATAGCTTGCAGCAGGGCGGGAATGTGGTTCACGGCTCGTTTGGTAAGGTCTCATAACTGGACGAATAGACAGTATCTGTATACCGGAGTAGACTTCTGTAAGCGTATAAAGAATAAGGCTATGTCTAGGCTGATCCCCGAAAACCCGTACACCTCTGCGGGCTGACATAGCCGCCAAAATCAGAGGGCGTGAGGTGGCGTTATGCTAGACATCGCTGAAGTGCTTAAAGCACGAGAAAATGAGTTTATAAGTTTAAGAGAATTGATTACTCGTATCAGACTACAGCAACCACATGTCAGTGAGTCTGATATCGCAAGTTTTTTATACATTGAAAATAGTAATAGAGATCTCCCTGAGTGGGTGAAGAAAGGCATTGCAAGCACGATTGAAGGGACCGATGGTGGATACCAAGACTCAGAATTGGAAACTCTTCTGAAGGTTATTCATGAGGAAGGTCATATGCCTGAGGTGACTCCACCACCTCAGCCTCCTATGGACTTCGATGATGATATTCCATTCTAGATCTGGAGATTAATGTTATGGCGGGATGGGGACAGCCGGCGCAAGACCATTGGTCAGCACCAGCATTTGATACATATGGCTTTAGGCGCTCCGAGCTGAAGCAGTTAGCGGATAAGCTTGGAATTGACCTTTCAACTCCTCTTGAGGACGTTAAGCCCACACCACTGAATGGTGTTGAGCAAAAACCACTTAGTGAAGCTGATGTTGAGATCCTGAAAATGGAAATTGACTCGCTTAAAAAGCAGGTTAGAAAGCTCGAAAATGAACGCCCTATTTTAATTAATAGGTATCGGGAAGATGACCCTCTATACCTTGCGATTAAAATTCGGAACCAAGAATGGGCAAAGTACGATCCTGAGAATGATAGGCAAACAAGAGGCAACCAAACAGCGATTGTGAAAGACCTGGAGGATAAGGGCTTTTCGAATGTCCAAGCCAAAGCAATCGAAATGGTCGCTTGCCCAATTAAACGTTAAGCAATTAACACCCTCAGGGATTATGCAGCATGATGCTTACCCTCAGGGTGAAAATGAAATTTTTATCCGTACCCTCAGGGCAACACCTGGCTTACCCTGAGGGTACGATTACAAATAGATCCACCGAGTACCCTAAGGCCTTAGGGTTTTTGATCAAGAATTATCCCTCATGCCTGAGGGTATGATTTTTTTAGATTTTTTCATGCCATCATTTATCTCGTAAACCGCAATAGACGTTACGAGGTAAACATGTCTCAGTCATTAATTCGATTCGCTGAAGTACAAAAGCGCACTGGTTACAGTAAGGCGTGGTTGTATCGCCTGATGAGCCAGCAACGTTTCCCCGCCGCCATTAAAATTGGTTCTCGCTCTATCGCTTTTATCGAAAGTGAAATTGACGAGTGGATCAATCAGCGTATCGCTGAATCACGTGGTGAGGTGGCCTGATGCAAATAAAAAACCGCCCGGAGAAGGCGGCAGTGCAGGAACGTTACAGCCCTGATACTACGCCAGTCATCCAGATAAAGCCAGTCAGCAAAAACGAAGCGTTTGCCACTCTTTTGCTGAAACAGCCACGTGGCGTTAATGCCCTGGACACCAATGCCCGCTCAGTAGACGACTTCGACCAGATCGGCACCGGCGCAAAGTTTTACACCACCTGTCTGCACAGCGATGTGTCAAAGTTCCGCAACCAGCACGGCGTTGATATTGCCGGAGAGAATGAGCGTTACCAATCGCGTCATGGCTATTCGGCTCACTTCACCCGCTATCGTCTGCCGGATCGCAATGCCGCATTACGCATTGTCACCCTGATTAACCGCTGGCGCGCAGAACGCGGCGCAGCCTCTATCCCTGCCGTCGAAGCGCAGCATCTTATTAACCAGTTCCCGGACACCACCGCCGCCTAACGGAGCCTGAAATATGAAACTGAATAATATGACCTTAACCGGTCAGGGCCTCGCTCACCCTGAATCCAGCCAGAGCGACATTTTGATTATCCATAAAGCGGAGCCCCGTATTGATTCTCGCGTCATTTCTGAGCGCGCCGGAATACAGCATGACAGCCTGAGCGCAACGATTAAATCGCACCAGGACAGATTGCGCGAGCTGGGAGCATTGCCCCGTCAGTCACTGAAAGAATTACCCGATTTGAAATCGGGAAAATCCGGACGCAAACGTGGACGTCCGGAGATTAGCTATCTGTTGAACGAGCCGCAGCTCGACTATCTGCTGCGCATCATCCGTGGGCGTGATTCTGAGCGTGTTAACCAGTTCAAGCTGGATGTCACCAAAGCGTTTGCACGTCGCCGCGCTGCCGGGCCGGTACGTCGTGAATATCTGCCGGGTTATCACGAAAGCCGTGACGGGCTGAAAGCGCTGGGCGCACAGCGTCACCATTACATCAATCTGGCTCGTGCTGAAAACCGCGTGGCCGGTCTTTCTGATGGTGAGCGCGGCAGCGCCGATGAGCAGCAGCTGGGCGTACTGATCGTTATGCAGAAGATTGAGCAGGCCGCATTTCAGGAAGCGATTAACAATGGCATGACCCCGACAGATGCGGTGAGAGAGGTAGCTAAGCGCATGGAGGCATTTGCCAGTCTGATGAGCGGCAGCCCGGTTCAGGAGGTTACCCATGTGCGATAAGCCAGTTTACCAGGCCAGCCCGGCTGACATTTCCGTTATCCGGTTTGAAGGCGCAAAAGTGCGGATCGTGAAAGTAGCAGGTGAGCCGTGGTTTGTTGCTTCCGATGTATGCCGGGCGCTTGAAATCAGTAATACCACCGAAGCGGTGTCCGCTCTGGATAGCGATGAAGTAATGACCCTAACTTTAACCGAGGGTCATTCTGGTAAACGTGGTGGTGCGCGCAGTTGGAACATGGTTGCAGAGTCCAGTTTCTACAAACTGATCGCCCGCAGCCGCAAGGCCACCACTCCGGGCACGTTCGCCCACCGGTTCAGTAACTGGGTATTCCGCCAGGTCATCCCATCCATCCGTAAAACCGGCTCATATGGTGTGCCGTTCGCGTTCCTGAACGACTTCACCCGCCGCAAAACGCAGTACACCCGAAAGGCCAGCAAGCGCGGCCACGACCTGCAGGCGTGCCGTAAGGAGAAAGAGAGCCTGAACCGGGAAGAGGATCAGCTCTGGCGCGATCACCAGCCGCAGCTGCCGGAAGTAGAGGGCACCGCAAATGACTAATGACGTGAATCAAGTTTTGCACCCTATGTACAAAAAGGGCTTGCCGTTCGTCCCCAACCAGGTTTATGGTTATAGCGTACCAGCAAAATCTGGTACCGGGATTGGCGTCCCGGAATTGTCAAAGGCGACACATGACGCGCCGAGCGTCTTTTTTTGTGTCGTTAATTCAGTACACCCTTTTTTCAGCGATACGGGTATAATCCGTGCCGCTCACAAAATTATGGTGGGCTGGATGGGGGCTTCTTCGGAAGCGCCGGTTACCTTTGACGCCGGTTACGCCAACCCTGTTCAGTCCATCACCAGTGAAATTGGCGTTTCCGGTGATGGGTTCTATGCCCAGTCAAAGGAGGCTGCCAAATGTTGGCTACTACCCCTACCCAAAATCCGCAATTTATCTGGATTATCGCCGCTGTTCGCCGCGATTGTCCGACAATCAAACCTGTTCTTCACCATGTTGCTGCTGCGACTGAGCGTGATGCTCGTCGTTCTCTGGTGCGTGATCACGTCTGTTTCTTCGCAGGTCGCATCCGTCAGGGGGTGGCCCATGCCTAAACCTTCACATAAATCCCGCATTGCGACAGTCATGCAATCCATTGAACAGGCATCCGCTGTTCTGATCGCCATCAGCCATGCAACCGAAAGCATGGAGCCCTGCGATATTTCCGACGCCATTGATGCCTGCTCAGGTCTGGTCAATAAAGCGCGAGCTGAACTGGCGATTATGGAGGGTGAAGCATGAAGATCGATATCCTTTATCGCCATCCGGCAGATTTAGCGGCCGAAACCATGCTTGGCCGTTTGCATGGTTACGCCGCCACATCCACGCAGGCAAGTCGAACCGTTGAGCGCATGACCCGTACCCGTGCCGGGCTGGTTTACATCATGACTGAACTTCTCCCCTCTCTCGATAAAGAAAAGGGCCAGGAGCTTTATTGCTGGCTGGATAAAGTTCTGACCCTGGTTGATGTAACACGCATTGATGCGGAGGGTGAGGCATGAGCAAGCTTCAACTGATTGATGCCACCTGTCAGGTAGAGCAGGCGCAGGCCGTCTTATCCATGTGGCTGGAAATTACCACCAAAGACTCCCATCCCGATCTGCCTCGTCTCATCGGTTCCGTTCTCACGCTGTTGCATGGCGTCCCGGAGGCAATGGATGAGGCGGAGGAGCAGTTAGCTGATTACGTGATGCGAGAACACCGGGAGGGCAAGGCATGAGCAACGTTCTGTCATTTCCTGAAAAGTCAGGCAATCCCGGCTTTACCAGCATTGAGTCAACGCCGGACGGAATCCGGCTTGATAACCGGCTGGTGGGCTATACCACCGCTATCCGTCAGCTTGATACCGGACGTTTTGATACCTCGCTGGGTGACGGCCTGCGCCTGGCGGCGGAGATCCAGCTTGGTGAAACCCGCGGATGGTTCAGTCCCACCGATGAACAAATGGCGCTTACCTGGCGCTGGATTGTGTCCTGCCTGTTTATCTGTGAGCAGCAGCGCGCAAACGGCACCGTGGAGGTGGCTAACGAGGACGGCGGAACTGATCGGGCGGTTATCTATGCCGGAGAACAGGGTGGCCTGAGCGTCTATCCAGCGACGGAACGATTCTCACTGGCAAGCCATATCGAGGCGCTGGCAATTGAAAAGTATGGCGTGGAAACGGGCCTTCCGCTGGCTGTGAAGATGTATCAGGGCATGACCGAGGTGGATCCATGTAGTGGGGCCCTGCGCCTGTCGCAGATGGGGCGTGAAGGACTGGCAATGCTTCACGACGGGTTTATTGAAATGCTGAATACCGAAGGTATGCCAGCAGCGCCGATCGCGCACTAAGGGAGGCGACATGATCACCAAAAATTTCCGTCTGAATGCGCTGGCAAACCAGTACGCGGCGGCACTGTACCAGCATATTACCACCACCAGCGGCGGCCATTTCATGATTGACGCTGGCAGCCAGCCAATCCGCGTTGAGATTGCCGGTGGCGTTAAAGGTGTCCGGGACTTAATCGACGGCTTCGCGCTGGAGGCCCTAAAAGAGCAGTACCCGCACGGGCAATGGGAGGGCATTGGCATTGAGCTGCTGGGCCGTTGCGTAAATGCTGACGGTCTAACGCCTGCCGGTATTGAGATATGGCAAAGCATGAATGCGGATATGGGCGCGACCGTTGCCGGGAGGAGTAATGCGTAATATCGACATGATCCGCCAGGTAGCGGATGCCGCTGCCGGTCGCTGGCCTGACGTGCTTTCCCTGCTGGCTATCGACGTTCCCGCCTCGCCGCGCGCACAGGTGCCATGCCCGGCATGCGGTGGTAATGACCGCTTTCGGTTTGACGACGACGGACGCGGAGCGCACTTCTGTAACGTGTGCGGGGCCGGTGACGGGCTGGAGCTGGTGAAGAAGGTCAATAACTGCGATACGACCCGTGCCGCGCTGCTGGTGGCGGATGTGCTGGGGATGGATGTACGCGCCATGCACAAATCAACCGGAGAGGATGTATCACAGCTGGCGCAGCGCCGGGCCGAACGTGAGCAGCAGCAGGCTACAGAGCGTCGGGACATGGCGGCGCGGTTCGCTGCCAGTCTGGACAAACTGATCGCCCAGTCGCTGCCGGGAGAGCCTGTTTATCTGACTGCGCGCGGTCTGGGTGGCTTTACTTTCCCCGTTCTGCCGGATGGCTCCCTGATGCTAACTCTGGCGAGCAGCGCCGGTATCACCACTGCCGTGCAAATCATCGCGCCTGACGGCGGCAAGCGCCTTATTTCAGGATCTGCCATTACCGGGGCGTGGCATGCCGTGAACGTGCCTGAAGAGACTCCGCTGCCGGAGCCTCAGACGGTGATTATTGCCGAGGGGCTGGCGACGGCCCTGACTGCCCACCAGCTCCGCCCGGACGTGCTGGCGGTGGCCGCAATTAATGCCGGAAACCTGAAGCCGGTGGCGCTGGCGATGCGCAGCCGGTACCCGGAGGCGCAGATCATCATTGCGGCAGATAACGACTGGCATGCAGAGGGCGAGACGGATGACCGGGGCAAACTGAAGGTGAACACCGGGCGCATCAGCGCAGAGAAAGCCGCCCGGGTCGTTACCGGATGGGTGGCCCTGCCTGCAGGCGATTTCAAAGCCGACTGGGACGATCTACGCCAGCGCGACGGCATTTCCGACACACGTGCCGCGTTCATTGAATCACTGTATCAACCACAGGGAGAAGAAGTATCTGTGTTACCTGAAGTGACCGTGAAAGATAGCGCCAGCCAGAAACAGATCGCACATAAGCCCTGGGTGGCATGCCGTCACAATGGCCTTTACTGGGTGGAACCAAAACCCAACAAAGACACCGGCGAAATTGACGAGAAAGAAACCTGGCTGTGTGACGAGCTGGAAACCGTCGGCATTGGTCAGGACGGGCGTGAAAGTTACCTGGTGATCCGGCTTAAACCGGAGGGCAGCGCCGCCGTGATGTTTGAGGCGGTACCGCGCCGGGAAGTGGGCCAGCCTGCCGGTTGGGCGCGCCTGCGCTCGCGCGGGGTAAACATCACCACCCGCAAATCCCTGCTCGATATTCTGGGCGATCACCTGCAGAGAAAGGGTGAGCGAACACAATGGACCATCACCCAGACCGCCGGCTGGCATTGCGGCGCTTACGTCATGCCAGACGGGGAGATTGTCGGCACGCCGGATATGCCAGTGGCGTTCTGCGGCGGCACCTCGGCGGTGGCGGGCTACGTGGTGCGCGGCAACGTTAAGCAGTGGCGTGACAACGTGGCAGCGCTGATGCGGGGCAATCAGTCAATGATGCTGGGTGCGCTGGTGGCGTTTGCGGCCCCGCTTAACTCGCTGGCGGGCGGATCCTGCTTCGGTATCCACCTGTTCGCGCAGTCTTCTGCCGGGAAAACCACGACCGTGGAAGCCGCTTCCAGTATCTACGGTGTACCGGACATGCTGAAACTCTCCTGGTTCACTACGGCCTACGGGATGACGGTGGAAGCAGCCTCACGCAATGACGGCTTCCTGCCCATTGACGAGATCGGCCAGGGCGGGGACGCGAAACAGGTATCCACCAGCGCCTACACGCTCTTTAACGGCGTCGGCAAGGTTCAGGGAGCCCGGGAAGGCGGGAACCGTGCAGTACTGCGCTGGACGGTGGCGGCACTCAGCACCGGCGAGGAGGATTTTGAAACCTTCATGCTGAAAAGCGGGATCAGCCCCAAGGCCGGGCAACTGGTGCGCCTGGTCAGTGTGCCGTTCGTGGATACCGTGGAATTTAACGGCATGGATGACGGTGACCAGCACTCCCGGGCAATTAAACGGGAGGCGGCACGTTACTGCGGTGCGGTGGGGCGTGAGTGGATCGCGCTGCTGGCCGCTGACAAAGAGGCTGCCATCCAGATGGTAAATACCCGGGAATCTGAATGGCTGGAGAGCCTGCCGGAGGGAGCCTCACCGCAGGTTAAGCGCGTGGCAACACGCTTTGCGTTGCTGGATGCGGCGGCAGCGCTTTCAGCACCACTGACAGGGTGGAGCGCCAGCGAGTGTAGTACTGCTGTTCGCCTGAGCTTTAACGACTGGCTGGAGAATTACGGACTGGGCAACCGTGAAAAGCACCAGGTGGTGACCCGGGCGCGCGACTTCATTCAGCGCTACGGCCTTTCACGGTTCCAGCCTTATGCCACAAGCAAGGTAAACGGCAACATGGATGAAACCCACGCCCAGCGCATCCTGAACCTTGCCGGGTATCTGGTTGACGGCCGCCGGGAGGACGGGCGCAAGGAGTACCACATCATCCCGTCAGTGTTCGAGACGGAGATCCTGTGTGGCATCCAGAAGAAACTGGGTGGTGAGGCGCTTGAGGATGCCGGAATGCTGGTTCGTAAGGAGAAGGGGAGGCTTGACAGCCGCACCATCAGCATCAACGGCACGCAACAGCGGTTTGTGGTTCTGGTGGATGTGGAAGAGGACTAATCCAGCCAGCAGTAAATCTCGTATACGCGCGTAAATGGCTGGGATAAGTGGGATAACGGGATAAACAGACAGTGATTGCTTATATAACAGTAAGTTAATGTATTTAAGTTTATACCAAAGTTATCCCAGGTTATCCCGCAAATCAGCCTGATACGAGCCAGTTTTTCTCTATAGTGTGAGGATTTCACCCATGACAGCACAGATTTCAGCTTACGGGCGGCTGGTGGCAGATGTGCAGAGCCGCACCACCAGCAACGATAAACCGATGGCATTTACTCGCATGGCGGTGGCGCTGCCGTGTCAGAAAGCAGAGAACGGAGAGGCCACCTTCTGGCTGGCGGTCACCGCCTTCGGCAAACAGGCCGAGGCGCTGGCGAAGCACCAGAAGGGCGACATGGTGAGCGTGGCGGGCAATATGCAGGTGAACCAGTGGACGGGTAACGACGGCGGCACGCAGACCGGGTATCAGGTGATCGCCGACAGTGTGATCAGCGCCAGAACGGCACGCCCGGGAGGGAAGAAAGGTCAGCAGGGGCAGGCAACCGACGCGCTGCGCCGCGCGCAGGAGCAGCGACCACCCGTGCAGGGCTATGAGGACTACGACCAGACCCCGCCATATGATGATCAGGTGCCATTCTGAGGAAGCCGAATGATGAATGAAAACAAACGCCCCGTATTGCGCCTGAAACGCCCCACAGCAACCGCAAACGCAGCGGCAGGCAAAGAGGCGAATACAACATCGAAAGCCCCGCAGAAGGCCGCAGGCGCAGCAGGAGGCACAAAGCAGAGCAGGCACAACCGCAAAAAGCTGGAACTGCTGGTGACTCACTGGCCGGAAGTCTTCAGCCTGACGACGCCGCGTCCGCTGGCGGTGGGGATTGATAAGCAAATCGCCGCCGATATGGATGCCCGGAGCCTGACCGGTGCCGGGAAGGTGCGGGCCGCTATTGCCATGTACACCCGGCGCATTGGCTACCTGAAAGCACTGATCGCAGGCGGTGCGCGTTATAACCTCGCGGGGGAACCGGTCGGAGAGGTGACGCCGGAGCAGCAGCAGATGGCGAGAGAAAACCTCTCTGCCATGAACGGCAAGATCACGGCAGGGGGTGACCATGCGCCTGACGCCTGAACAAAAAGCGGAGATCATCCGCCTTAAACGTCGGGGCCTTGGATATGGCCGCATTGCTGGTGAGATGGGTATAAAGACCACCACGGTACGCGCTGTCTGTAAGCGTAGCGGCCTGTTTGATGATAACCCGGCCCACGCTGCGTTGTTTACCATCCCTGAGCCGCAGCACAGCACAGAGCTGGCGACGGTGAAGCCATTGCCGCAACAGAAAGTGGTGACCGGGCATAAGCAAACTGACGCTTACCTGTGGGTGCTGGAGGTGATTAAGCTGAACGAACCGGCGCACCTGGCCGCAGCTGAGGAAGCTCTCAGTAAGCTGACAATTGACCCGAAGGACGCCGAGAGGCTTTACCGCGAGTGGCTGCTACTCAATGGAGTGGATGGGCTCAACGTGGCGTTTGGGACGATGTTTATGGATGACCCTCAGTACTTCATAAGCCGGGCAAAGGAAGGCATCGCCAGTGCCCGCCAGGTTAGGGCGCATTACGGCAGCTATGATGCTGCGATGGAGCCAGTGGCAGCCGAACTACTGATTGACCAGTCAGCGCTGCTGGTGGGTGATGACTTCGGCATGACAGAAGAGGAGTTAGCCGAAGGCGCTACCTATGGCATCGATCGTCATCTTGAGGTCGAAAGTGCCCGGAAGGCAGCACATAACGGCTTTTGCGACGTCCTGCCAGACCCTCATACCCTTTCTGACGTGGTGCGTGAGTTCGAATACTGGAACTGGCTCTATGAGATGCGCCACACTGCCAGCAAAGAGCTGGGGTGGCAGTACGGCGCGGAGCACCGGCAGGAGGTCTACGACCGTGAGGATTGGCTTGACGGCAAGCTGTCGATCATCCGGCCACGCCACCAGCGCGAGGCCGTGGACGTGCTGAAATGGCTGCTACAGAGTGAGCGCCATGATGGCCGTGACGAGCTGGATGGCATACTGCTTAACCTGGTGGGAGGGAGTACAGACAATGACTGATATTCAACGGGTAAGTGATTTGCTGGCTGAGGAGCTGGACGGCAAGGGGCTGTATCGCCGGGCCGCTTCCCGCTGGCTGGTCGTGCTGGAGCAGTGCGCTGATGAGAAAGATCGGGAATGGGTGGCCCTGCGCCGGGCGAGGTGTATCGACAGCGCCAGGCTGCCTCCTGCGCGTGCTGAAGGCTTCGGAGAGGTGCGCCGCGCGGCTGGTGCCACACACACCAGAATGGGGCTGGCGCAACTCAACGGAAGCGCGTTCCGGTTAAAGGGTAAACGCGGAGACCAGCCGACATAATGTCGGTCTCTACTGAGAAAATAACGTAATGTGCAGGGCGTGCATTTACTCAATCCCTAAGTATTGCGTTGATGGTAGGATGAATACCATGCGTCTTTTTGGCATTAGAAATTTAAGATAAAGCACTCAGAGGGAATTAGGACGATGAATAAAGGTGTTGTTTTGTTTTTTTCGTGTCTCTTAATCACAGCATGCAAACCTTCTCAAGAGAAAGCGGTTGATTTGGCTAAAACTGAAATATCTCATGACATGAAAGATCCTGCATCGACTCAATTTAGAGATGTTTTAACGAAAAAGGTTGGTGAGAAAGAAGATGGGTCGGTAGTAATGTTGGTCTGTGGCGAGGTCAATTCGAAAAATAGTTTTGGGGCATACTCAGGTTTTTCTCCCTTTGTGATTGCTTTAACTATGAAATCGAAAGGGATTTTCTCCACCGGGGTGGAATATACAGTGGAAGGTAAGACCATTGATGGAACACCCACAGACAGTAACACTTCCCCCACGATTAACCCCTGCAAATAACATCAAATAAGACCCTGCATTGCAGGGTTTTTTTCTGCTTATTCATTTCATTTTATGCAACAGTTGTCATTTGTATTGCATAAATTACAATAAAGATGACTGTATAAACATCAGGGGTAACACAATGAGCAGAGAACAGATGACCGTGGCATTAGACAGGCAGCAAATGCAGGAAATACGCGAGATGCAGGAAGAACAACGCAAAAGCTCACCTGTCGGATTGGCCCCAACCATCAACGCCATTGCCCGCGCGCTGGTCGCCAAAGGGCTCGATTCTGTTAAGCGGGGTGAGTGATGGAACAACTTCAAAGACTGGCAGATGTGATCGCTGAAACATACGTCCGCGACCTGATCAGAGAGACCGGCAGCAATGCGTTCTCCGTTGACGGTGTTAGTGGAAATATTGAGGTAAGCCTTCTTTCAGCAGGCTTATACGGGAATGCTCTGTTGTCCTCACAGAAAGAAACCGGCCGCACTGATGAGAAGAAAGCTTACTGGTTGCTGGCTGACTTAATTTCCCTTGATGGCCCTGAATATCAACTTACAGACCATGGCACCAGCGCGATAAGAAAAATGACCGAGATTTCCCTGCGCAAACAGATTGCCGCAAAAAATAAAAGTATTCATTGAGGTGGCTATGAGCGAGCAGATTGGCGGTTACTATGTTGATATTGATGCTGATGTGAGAAAGCTCCTGTCAGGAGCGCGCGAAGCCGATGAGGCTTTAAAGATAATTGAAAACTCCGTTAAAAAAACGGAGAAGTCGGCTAATAAATTAGACAGCAGCCTGAATCAATTGGGGGGAGGTTTTTCGCGCCTCGCCGTAGCAGTTAAAGGATACATTTCCATCCAGGCGCTGATGAAGCTCCAGCAGGTATCCGAAGAGTTTACGTTACTCCAAGCCCGGGTCACGCGCCTGTCATCCAGCGCTGAGGTGGGGGCCAAGAACTTCCAGCAGCTGGTGAATATAGCCTCCGTTTCCGGTGCCAGCCTCGGCGATACAGTGAACCTCTGGCAACAGCTCACGGCAACTCTAAAAACCGTAGGGGCTACTAACAGCGATGTTAACCGCCTTGTGCTGACCCTGCAGAAGATTGGCACGATCGGCGGATCATCCAGCCAGGAAATGGCAAACGCCCTCCGGCAGTTTATGCAGTCCGTTGCTGCCGGGAGGATACAGGCAGAAGAATTCAACTCGGTGCTGGAACAAATGCCCGAGCTGGCCCGGCAAATTGCTGCGGGTATGGGTGTCCCATACGACCAGTTGCGGCAGTTGATGCTGGCCGGAAAGCTGGATATTGGTGAAGTTCTGGCGGCCATTGAGAAACAGTCTGCTGAGGTTAACCAGCAGTTTGAAACGATGCCTCGCACCGTTACCCAGGCAACCAATGCCCTGATAACGCAGTTTGGTGTGGCGATATCGAAAATTGATAATGCCATTGGTGCCTCGCGTTACCTTGCAAAGCTTCTGGATCAGACGGCGCTATCAATATCCTTGGCGACGGGTAATACGGATGCCGTTACTTCTATAGACGCTCAACTTGAATCACTAAATAAAAAATTAGCTGTAACCGAAGCGGCATATAACAGTGTCTCCAAAGCGTCAATTTATACTGCTGCTGGCACAAAATCACAGATAGATGCCATCAAAGGGCAGATTGCTGCTCTTGAACAGGCAAAACAGCTTTACACGGACATGGGGAAGGTTTCATCAGGTTCGACAGATGGCTCAAAACCCACCTACATCACCAACCTCGAAAAGAAAACCGCCGAGAACAACGCTAATTCGATTATTCAGTCCGGGCAAACACTCGTCGATAAGCTCATAAAGCAACGCGAGCAACTGAGCCAGTACAAAGCCAAGGGCCTGCTTGACGATAAGAAGTTCGCAGACGCAACCGCCGTGCTGGATCAGCAGATCGCCGAAGCCCGCAAAAAGCAGGATAAAGCGCCTAAAAACGCTTTTGCCCGCGGTGATGACACCATCGACTCACTGCAAAGGCAGATCGCCGTTCTGACGATGCGGTATAACGAAAACACCCGGGAGGCAGCGCAATACAATGCGGTGGCCGCGCTGGGAGCAAAAGCTACCGATGCGCAAAAAGCGAAGGTCAGCGAGCTGGCCGGCACGTTGTTTGATGCCCAGCAGCGCCAGAAAGACTTCAACGACGCGATCAGCAATGACCCGGTACGAAAGGAAAACAAATCCTATACGGACGCCAGCGAGCGGCTCAGGCGTCAGCTGGATGGTCAGATAATTGACCAGGAAGCCTACAATAAGCAGTCCGAGCAACTGGAGCAGCAGCACCAGGCCAATTTAGCGAGGATCCGGGCACAGGAGGCCACCGCAAACCCTGTAGCTGAGGCCCGGGCGGAAATTGATCCCGTTCAGCAACTGGCGAACCAGAACGCACAAAAGCTGGCGCTTATGCAGCAGTACCAGCAGCAGGAACAGGCAATACTGAAACAGAGCTACCTGCAGGGGACGCTTACTCATGACCAGTTTATTGCCGCCAAGACCGCCACGGATGAGCAGTACCTTGCGCTGAGAACGGCGCAGGAAAACCAGTTCAATGAGCAGATGACAGCGGCGCAGTGGGAGCTTCTCAGCCAGCAGGGGCTTGGGTATGACATGCTGACCAGCGCTGTTGATGCCTTTGCCGGGAACGCCTCTAACGCCATCACAGGATTGCTCACTGGAACGATGTCCGCACAGGATGCCATGCGATCTCTCGGAAATACGATGCTCAACAGCGTTGTTAACTCGCTTGTCCAGGTGGGCGTTGAGGCACTGAAAAATTTCATCATCGGGCAGACTCTGGGGGCGGCGGCAACAGCGGCAGGTACGTCACAGGCAGCCATTCTCGCTTCGGCCTGGGCACCGGCAGCGGCTCTTGCGAGTCTTGCCTCCTTCGGCGCGAACTCTGTTCCAGCCATGGCCGGGATAGCTTCAACCGTAGGGCTGTCGAAGACGCTGGCGGTCGCTGGTGCCAGGAAGAACGGCGGGCCGGTTACCGCTGATAACATGTATCGGGTCGGCGAGGGCGGCATGCCTGAGATTTACCGCGCCAGCACTGGTAAGCAGTACATGATCCCCGGAGATAACGGGAAGGTGATCAGCAACAAAGATATGCAGGGCGGTAGCTTTAATATTAGCGTTGTCTTCAACGACGCATCTTCCGGGCAGAAGATTTACGACGCTCAGGCCACTCAGAATGGCAATGGCCTGACTATCGAGGCGTTCATCGCTGATATGAATAACGGCGGACCTATCTCCGATAGTATCACCGGTAATACCACCGCAAGACGCACGCCGAGAGGCCAGGGATAA